GAAGAAAAAACAAAATTAGTAGCAGCTGAAGCAAAAATATCAGCATTAGAAACCGAAAACGTTACCTTGAAAGCAAGATTAGATGCGATAGAAGCAAGATTAAATGCTGGTGGATTATAATTAAATTAATATAGAAACTAATTTAAAACTTAATTAATTTCTATAGATATATGAGTCATAAAAAGAAAAAGAATAATCAAATGCAGAAACCAGATTTAAGTCAATTTAAGAAATTCGTTGGAAAAGGAGATAAGGATTTACCTATTCCTGAACCTGATTTAACAGTCAGGAAAAATATTCTAAATACTTCAGAACATCCACCATCTTGTACAGCAATTATAATTGATAATTTCTATAATAATCCAATGCAAACAAGAATGCAAGTATTACAACAAGATTTTAAAATAAGAGGAAATTATCCTGGACCCCGAACAAAAAGTTTTGCTACTCCGGAATTACGTGATATTATTCAAAGATATGTTCGACCATTTGGAGGAAAAATTACGATGTTTCCTATGGAAAAGCATGATAAAAATTATAATGGTGCATTTCAACTTACAACATGTCGTGATAGGTCGTGGTTTCATGTAGATAGTTGGAATAATTGGGCAGGAGTTCTTTATTTAACTCCAAATGCTCCTCCAAGTGGTGGAACCGGGTTATATAGATTCGAAGATGGAACAAGATTTGATTTTGAACAAAAAATTAGAAAAAATGAAGAAAAAATTAATAATTCTACAACAGATTTTACGAAATGGGAATTAATTGACCAAGTAGGTAATGTATTTAATAGATTAGTACTTTTTAATGCTCATCATTTTCATACCAGTATGGATTATTTTGGTTCAAATCCGGGAGACGGTAGATTATTCCAAGTATTTTTCTTTTCTACTGAAAGAGAATTTTGTTAAATAATAATTTTATAATTATATTATTATTTAATCGATTGTATTTAATGTATTCGTCATTAATAATTGTTTGTATTTATTAAAATCAGTATTGTAATCAAATTTTTCTATTTCTTCTATCATAGTTGGAGAGATTTCAATATTATTTTTAACTTCTAATTTTAATACTCCTCTATAATTTTGATGAGTAAATAATTTATGATTTAATTTATCACCGTTATTTTTAAGCAAGTAATATACAAATTTCCATACATCTCCGGTCCAGGGTTCTCTGTATTTCAAAATGCCATTTTCAAAAGCGTGTTTAATAGGAATTTTATTTTGTTCTCTTTCATTTATAGGTAATACATCGTCTAAAAATATTAATCCTCCTTTATTTAAACATTTAACTGAATTATTAAAATCTCTTAACACATATTCAGCTTGATGCATTCCGTCTATAAATATAACATCATAATTTTTATTATTATCTACAAAAAATTCATCGCTTGTTTTTTTTATAATTCGTGGGTCTGGAGTTTTTGGGTCAGGATCTACACCAACCTTATTTTGTATTTGTATATTTTCAAAAGTTTGACCATATTCAACACCGATTTCAAGATAATCTTTGTATTTTTTTGAAAACTTATTTATAATACTAAATCTACTATCAAATTCTCTTTTCTTAGTAGATATAGTTTCAGGGCTACTATTTAAATTAAATGATAATCCTCCATTATTAATAGGTTCATGATATTCTTCAACTTCTTTGTAATTTGATGATATTCTTCCAATTTCATTAATACTATTACCATTTACCTCAAAAGATATTTCAGGCTCTTCATCTTTTTCATATTCCCCAATTAATTCATAATTTTCAGTATATTTACAAATCAACTCAAAATATCTTACCATTTCACTATCAGTTGTTCCTTCAGATAATCCAAAACATTTCATTCTATCGTATCCTCTCTTTTCTAATTCTTTAACCAAATCGTCACTGGATATTTTATTTGATAATAACATGAAATCATTTCTTGAATTTTTATATAATTCACTTATTCTTTTATCATTTAAAGCATCTATACCTAATAAACAATATTGTTTATCATAGTTAGGATTGGAAACAACACTACAAACTTTATGTTCATAGTCTTTTCGTTTCCATATTTGTGTCATATCTTTTTCAATATATTTTTCATCTTCATATGCACCTCTTTGTTTAAATGTATCATTTACTTTATACATTTCATAAAACATGGGTCTAATCCATTTTGGTCCTAATCTATTGATTTCTCCATTACGAATCAATGAAAAATTATTATTATCATTATTCATAAACTGAATATATCCTAATTTATGTATTTTTGCAACTTTAGTATGACACATAGTTCTTAATAAAATTTCAAAATCGTCACAAATCGGCAAAAATTCACTATAATTACCTAATTCTAATAAAACCTTTCTTCTCCACATTCTGGGATGATTTGGTAAGCAAATTAAATGACTTGTTGTAATATTATTTATTCCTGGACAAGAACATACATCTAACCATTTACCATCAAATTTATGTTTATAATAACAAACATTACCTTTACCCAAATGCTCCCCATAATTAAAATTTCTCCAATCTTCATATACATTAGCAAAATCAGTAAAAACAAATCCAATTTCCTTATCTGATTCAAATACTTCAAATGTATCTTTCAATAAATCCGGTAAAATTATATCATCGTGGTCTAATTCTAATACATATTTACCACGACATAACGATACTGCTTCATTTTTAACATGTCCTATACTGCCACTATTACCATCTCTATTATATAAACGAATTCTTTTATCTTTTTGTGATAATTCACGTAAAAAAGTAAAATGTTTATCATCAGGAGAATCATCCAATATTACCCATTCCCAATCACGAAGTAATTGTTTTTTCAAACCATCATATGCTCTATAGATTTTATCATAAGAATTATAACAAGTTGTAAATATTGAAAATTTAGGTCTAACATCTTCTCGATTCATTATAGCATTAAATACAAAACAACAATTTACATTTTTATTAAAATCTCCCAAATTATCTATAGTTTTACGATGGAACCATCTATTACGCATTCTATCTACTAATCTTGGCATTATCATTGGAATATACTCCTTATCACTATCCCCAAATGTTACTAATATATGATATTTACTGTTATCAAATAAATTATTTAATTTATCTAAATCATTTTCTCCTATAATTTCTACAGTACATTCTAATTTATCCTTATTTTGTTCTATAAAATTATCTATTCCACTATATTTTGATGTTCTTAAAAAATATACAAACGGATATTTGTTCATTTTATAGATATTCTTATAATTTATGTTTAAATAATTTTTTAATTAACATATTTCTTTTGAAATATATTTTGTAAAATATTATTTGGAGAGAAATATCTCTTTACTTTATTATAAAAAATAAAAAAATTATAAATTCATTAGGGAGAATGCTAAAACAACCTGAATCATTGTCAAGGCTCTTAGTAATTTAGATTTAGGAGATACGTCACCAAAACCAACCGTAAAATGAGTAATTGTGGTATAGTAAAGAGAATCCGCAAAATTAGAAAAATGTTCTTTATCTTCATCTGTTCCATGTGATGATGACATCATCATATATATTAATGTAAATGCGACAATTACCACTAAATGTGCAGGTAAAAATTTGTTTTGATTTAAATAATTTTTAATACTAAACATTATATATTATATTTATATTAAAAATTGATTATATGTTTTATATATTAAAACGAATAGTATAAAAATGCCAACTCGTTCTGGTAAATATTATCTTATTTGGCACAAGTGTCATTCTTGTCCCGGCAATCCAAGATATTATTCTCACAAAAACTTTGATTATAAATGTAGCTCATGTTGGGAATATTGTGTAAAAAATGGTATAATGACAAGTAAAGAGTTTGGCGATAAATGTAGGCAATGGGCAAAGGATAATACAGTAGATGAAGATTTGCGAAAATTTATTTTGAAAAATAAAAATATTACAGACCAACATTTATTTAATTTATTGACTGGAATATTACAAAATCCTGGAAAATATATTTCTGCTGAAACTGGTTTAGAACTTTTCAAGGCAAATCCATCGAATAACCGGGGACATATACTTGGTTCATTTATTGCGGATTGGTGGGAGATTAAGTCATCAAAAGTAAGTGAAGATAAAAAGTGGCCCGGATATATGGATTGTTACTATGGATTTTGGAGTAATCCTATAGAATCCTGGTCTGGAGTTAATACTGCATCTATTCCACCAAAAATGCCACGTGGTGATAAAAATCATTTTGTTAATAATAAAATTATTTGTCGAATGCAAAAATTATTTTAATATTAAAAATTTATTTAATTTATTTCCAGTTATAAATCCCAAAGCATTAACTATAAAATCACTTGGTTTTCCATACCACCATATTTTTTGTTTATTACCTGATTGAACTGGATTGCAAAACCCTAATCCCGATAATATTTTGGGTTTTACAATTCCAACCCAGCATTCAAATAATTCCCATAATATTCCTATTGAATTTGTTAAAATAAAAGTATTTGGATATAAAAATCCATATAAAAAAAACGCTAAATAATGACTTAAACTCCAACCATCTATTCCTATTTTATTAGAATTTTTCCATAAACTAAATTCTAATATATCTTTATGATTTTTTATATATTTACATCTATACCATCCATAAAAAAATATACCCAACGCATTAATTATTGGAAGTACCCAATATAATGTATCTGTATGCATTACTTGTTCTTTTAATATATTTGTTATTTTATTATACATTTTATACATTTTATATATAATATATAATATATATTATATATAAATGAGCGATGAATTAAAAACTGAATATGCTGTTTTACGAACAAAATGGGCACTTATAAGAACTTTCTTATTGTTTTGTGTAAGTTTGAAAGCATTAATAATGCTTTCGACAAGTAAACATTTGAAAAATGTATTATATTTTGCATTATTATTAATAGGATTTTTGGTTACACATTATATTTATAGTATGCGAAGGTTAAATAATAAAGAATATATTGATAATCCTATTTTTGACTATTATCCTTTGATGTTAATACCTATAATATTATATTTAATGTATATTAGTTGGAGAAAAAAAACAAGTTTATAATTTATTTTATAAAAGATAAAGTAAAATATCTCTCCAAATAATTTTTTAGGGAGTTAAAAACTATTATAAAAAATATAAATTTATGGATTATTTAGATTATCTATAGGAGGGTTTCTAATATTATTTTTATAATAAAAATACATACCAATAATTATTGAAGTTTCAAATAAAGCTCCACCACCCATAAACACAATAGGTAAATCATTTAAGGTATTACCATGTAAAATATAAAATATATAACCCAAACATTGAATAAGTAATGAAAATAAACTTAAATCATCTGATTTTTTAGTTTTATATATTTTAAAAATTTGCGGTAATTTATAAATTAAAGTAATACTTGAGGCAATCCAACCAAACAAGGATTTTTGCATTTATATTTTTATAAGTATTTCATTTTAATATACTTTATATATATATATGAAAGTAACAGTAAAAAATACAGTAAAATTTTCACTGGTTGTCCAATTAATAACAGGTATAATAACTTTATATGGGTTATTAATTACACTGGAGGAGAAACATAATATTTTAAAAGGAATATTAGGATTAGAAACATTAGTTCAATTTGTAGAATTATCATTTTATATATGGATAGCATATGCAAGTGTAAAATTACCAAATATGACACCCCGAAGATATGTAGATTGGATGATAACAACACCAACAATGTTGGTATCGACAATAATGTTTATGAAATATGAAGAAAAAAGAGTTGAAGATAAATTAGAAGATGAGCCAGTAAAATTTTGGGATTTTATAAAAAATTATAAAACAGAAATATTATTTATTTCATTTTATAATTGTTTGATGTTAGTAGCAGGATATATAGGTGAAAAAAATATAATTTCAAAATATATAACAACACCAGTAGGATTTTTCTTTTTCTATAAATCTTTTAAGTTGATTTATACTGATTTTGCTCAGAAATCAAAATTAGGAAAACAAATATTCACATTTTTATTAACTGTATGGGGTTTATATGGAGTAGCAGCTTTATTACCAATAAAAGAGAAAAATATAAGTTATAATTTATTAGATATAGTATCTAAAAATTTTTATGGACTTTTTATATTTTATAAAATATTAAAAATAAGTAATTAAGTAATCAAATAATATAATTTTATAATTTATATTATTTATTTAGTTTAAAATTTGTAATTTTTTAAAATATCTCTGACAGAATCTTTAATATTTTTAACATTAGGATATAAACTTTCTAATCGTGTTGTATCCAAAAAATTATTACTTCTATCACTTTCTAAAATTTTAGCTTGTTCTTCTACTGTAAAATTTTTCCAAGTAAAATCATTATCTACAATTTCTTTATATAATTCTAAAATCTCATTATGACTTATTAATCCAGGATTTGTTAAATTATATGTACCTACCATTTGTTTTTTCATTAAATCTAATATTATTGGTAATAATTCTGGTAAAACAGACATAGAATTTTTTATTGAACAAATTTTTTCATAATTTGTTATTTTTGTAATAAAATTTCTTGGATTATTATTATCTGTTATAGGCATTCTTATACGTAAATTTAAACAATGATTATTATATATTAAATTCATTAATTTATCTGTTGTTCCTTTCATTATTGAATAATTAGAACCAAAAAAATTAGGTTTATCACTTTCTTTAAAACCATTTTCTTCTTTTTCAAATTTATGTTCATTATCATATTTAAATATACAACCAGTTCCAATATAACTATAATGAACAAATCTTTTTTTTTTACTGTAATTTTTACAAGCTTCAGCAATAATTATAGGACCATATAAATTGTCATTTATATTTTCTTTTAATTTACCGGGTTGTTGTAAATAATCAATGGTCGAAAAATATTTACCATTATATGTTCCATGAGTTCTACCTACAAAAGAAATGACATGTGTAGGGTCATAATCTAATAAATCATTATATATATCATCATAATTATTTACACGAGTTTCTGTTATTATATAATTAATTTTGTGTTTTTTTAGAATATCTACAAATTGTTGTCCAATCCATCCTTTACCTCCATAAATAAGAATATTCATTATGTTTATTTATATACCAAATATTTTAAGTATATTATTTTTTAATTGTTCAGGAACATCGAATTTTTTAGAATATCTTAAAAATTTTACACAAAATTCATAATTATCTTTTTTAATATTATGAAGATAAAATTGTAAATTATGATTTGTCATATGGATATATAAAGGTAAAGGTTGATTTGCCATAAATATTTTTTTTAATATTGCATCTGATTCATCCATTTTTTGAACATAATGATTGATAATAAACATTTCAGAATATAATGAATGTTCATAAATATGATTTATAATAAATAATTTATGAGGTTTATCTTGTTCTTTCATTGGTTCTAACATTTTATATAATGTATATCCCATTTGAAATTTATTTTGTTCTCTACATCGTTTAATTAATTCATAAAAAGCCTCCTGTCTTTGTCTATCAAATTCATATGACCTAAACCACCAATACCAAGCCTTTTCTTTTTCTCCTCTATCATTATGCATATTACCTAACTGATAACAACTCCAATATCTTTCTTGTTCCCAAGTCTTCTCACCATTTGCCGATAAAGTATACCATTTCATAGATTCATCCCAATTTTCTTTTCCCGAAAATCTATAACATTCTCCGGCATAAAAAGCATATCTTGGTTGTAAAATATCTTTTTTCTCCCAGGCTTTTGCTAATATTTTTGCATCTTCTAAAAATTTTCCTTGCCCTTTCTTATTTCTTGCACTTACTACTACATTTGTATTTACATAGTAATCACCCGGTAATGCTCTTTCCACTTTAGGATCCTTACAACCTATTATTTCGTGCATTACTCCCGAATAATACCAATTTAAATGATTATCAACCAAACATAATCTTTTCCAAGATACACCAGTACCAAATTGTAAATGATATCCCGAACCCTTCTCTAAATTTGATAAATTTATTGTTCCTTCTATTCTATCATCCGCATCAAATATTAAAATAAAATCTGTTTTACCCTTTGCTATTTTTAATCCTTCTGTTCTATTATAAGCAAAATCTTTCCAAGGAATATGATGCAATTCGCCTTTTATATTTTTCTCTTTAAAATAATTTTCTATCAATTCTGCTGTATTATCACTTGAACCTGTATCACAAATAACCCAATAAGAAAAATTTATCTTTTCTGTTAAATTATCTAATGTTCCAATTATTATGTCTGCTTCATCTTTAACTATCATATTTAAGCAAATTGTAGGATTTTTCATATATATATATATCTTAATTATAATTCATTTTTTAAATAATAATATATATTATTAATATAAATGGCATTTACAAGATTTAATTATGATGAAAGTAGAACAATAAAAAAATTACAAGAATCTACTGGACCTGGTAGATACACTATGAATGTTCCTGGTAATGGTTCCAATCCTTGTTTTTTTAACGACCCTCAAATAAGGATGCAGAAATGGGGAGCTAATTTACATTCTGTTATTAACGGGTCTGCTATTGATATAGATAGTGATTTAAAAGGAACCACAAGAAGATTAAATAAATATTGTAAAAATAAAAATTTTCCTTTTTCTGGTGTTCCTATATCACAAAAAAACGAATATCCTACCTGTAAAGATGCTTTAACAGATGAATCAAGAGCAACACATCCTGCCTGGCAATATAGAGGATTACCCCAAAATAGAGAATATCCATTATTTTTTAATCCTCAAGAAAATACCTGTTTAAGATTTCATAATAATCTAAATACAAGACTTTTAGAAAGAGATAATTTTGTTCCAAAAATACCTTGTTTAAATAATAATTAAATATATATTTCAAGTTTTAAAATATATATTACTTATATATAAATGGCTGAAATTGCTATACCACTCGCTGTATTAGGAGGCATGTATATAATATCAAATAAAAATAATAGAAAAGAAACATTTAAATCACAAATAAATAACTATGTCAAACCTCCTATTGTTAATTATCCCAAGGAAGTCAGAAATGATTTATTAAATGAAACAAATGTACAAACTTATCAGGGATATAAAAATAAAAATGAAAATCTTTACCAACCTACTGGATATAAAAAAGCTTTAGAAAATAATGAAAATAAAGTTGGACAGATTCAATCCTTAACCGGAAACACTATCGCAGCATCCAATTTTGAACACAATAATATGGTACCTTTTTTTGGGTCAAAAATAACTCAAAGTGGTACTGATAAAGGATATGAAAGTGTTCTTGACCTTTATACTGGTGCCGGTAGCCAACAAAATAAAAAAGAAGGCATTTCTCCTTTATTTAAACCAGAAGCAAATATGACTCATGTATATGGAACACCTGTTTATACTGACCAAGTAAGAGATAGATACACTGCTAATATTACAAATAAAATGAATAATGTCAAACCTTGGAAAGAAATACAAGTCGGTCCAGGTTTAGGAAAAGGATTTTCAAGTGAAGGCACAGGTGGATTTAATGCTGGTATGCCATTAAGAAATCAAAAAACATTACCAAAATCGGTTGACCAATTAAGAGTTGCCACTAATCCTAAAGTTACTTATGCCGGTCAAATGTTAGGAGCATACAAACCACAACAACAACAATCCATCGATACCCAACCACAACTTAGCAAAAATAGACCAGATACTTCATTTGAACATGGAGCTTCCAGATGGTTCACCACAACAGGTATTGAAAAGGCTCAAACTAATAGAAGTAAAGTTATTTTACAACCTGAAAATAGAACTACAACTACCAGAGAATATTTTGGTAATGCTGCTGATAGAGAAAGTGAAGGTACATATCAACCTGGTAAATTTAGACAACCTCACAAACAACAATTAGCATCCGAAAATATGGGCGTCGCTGATAAACAAGGCGCATGGCAACCCACCAATAAAGATTACGGAAAATCTGGTCATAAATCCAGACCTAATGCAAGAACTTTCACAAGCGAAAGAACCAAACTTATCGGAGCAAGTTCTATTGTAAGTGCATTAACCGCACCACTTCTTGATTTACTTAGACCAACCAGAAAACAAAATGTTGTTGGCAATATGAGACCTATGGGTAATGTTCAAGGTGTTAATGGAAATCACGAAAGCCCTGTATGGAATCCTAATGATACTCCTGCTCCTACAATCAGAGAACAAACTGAAAACACAAAACATATGCTTATGGGTGGAAAAGATGAAACTAATGGATATTTGAATTCTAAACAAAGACCTGTTCCACAAAACAGAGATAACACAAGTTATTCATACATTCCTAATGCAGCAGGTGCTCCAGGAACTACCAAACCCAGAACTTATGACTCAGAATATCGTAGAAGAACCAATCCTAATAAAGAAGTTGTCAGTAAAGTTGATAGATATAATATCGGTAATCATAGTCTCGGTTCCAGAGCACAAAATGTTACCACATTTTCTAATACGGCTTCTAAACCAAGTCAGTTATATAACAATATGCCAAAAGCCGCACCTACTATGAAAACTCACGGCGAAATGTCTGGTAAATATACCAGAGAAAAAGCTATTGATTGTCAAAGAAATAATCCAAATATGGTTTCCGCTTTCAATAATAATCCCTATACTCAATCACTTCAGAGTTGGGCATAAAATTGAATTAAAATATTATTAATTAAATTATGTAAAATAATGTATAATTTAATTAGATATTCGAAAAAACCAGAAGAATGGCAAATGACAAAAAATGGTAAAAATATTCCTAACGGACAATTACAATATAAAGTTTTACAAAAAGATATTTTATCCTTTCAAACTAATATTGGAAATAGTATTTATAATAGAGATTGGGTATTTGAACAACATTCAAAAGAAAATTTACAAAAATTAATTCCTAATACTAAAACTGGCAAAGCTAATGAATGGAAAATATTACTTATATTAAAAAAACAAAATTTCGATAAACCTGGAACAGAGTGTCTGAAAGGAGCTTTACTTAATAAAGATACTAATGAAATTGCGTTAATGACAAGTATAAATTCAGTAGCTATTCCTGATTATAAATATAGATTAATTAAGAAGGGGTCTTTACATAAAGATTATAAAATTTGTCAATGTAAAATGATAGCACCACTTATATTTTGGGATGAACTTAAAAATAGATTATTATTTTAATTCACCCACATAATGTCTCTATAAATTAACCATATCAATATATATAATGGTAATATGAAATGCCATAAACTATGATAATAGCAATATAATTCTATATTTTCATTTTTTCTATTCTCTCTCGAATATTTAAATATCAATAAACTATTCATCAATCCAATTACTAAAATTAATTTTTCAAAATGTGATATCCAATAAATACAAGTACTAAAAAACATAATATTCAATATTGCTACTAATCTATCTATATTATGAAATATAGAATCTTCATGTATATAATATACATCCGCAAAAAAAGTTACCAAACTTTGTGTCATTAAACTCAAAACATATAAATTTATTGGTATAGGAATTCCATATTTTTCTGTTACAAAATTATTTTGTAAAAAAATATATATTATAATACCTAAAATACCATAACTAAAACTTGAAAATCCATATATACTACACCAATTTAATCTATTATCTTTACATTTTATTACTGGATTATTTTTAAAATTATCAATCAATAAATACATATTCATAATTATGTATTTATTTTTAATTCATTATCTCTTTTTTCTACTTATTTTATCTTTTCTCTTACGTGTTCTTTTTCTCTTACGTGTTCTTCTTCCGCCTTTTTTATATCTATCTTTTTTCCAAGGAGTTCTCATATTCAATGTGGGTTCTAATATTTTTAATATTACCATACCATCTTTTTCACTTTGTCTATTCTTCATCGAATCCTTATGGTCTTTTAACCAACCTTTATTTATTTGATTATTTAAAAATCCATTATTTGGAAATCTGGATTTTATTATTTTAAAATCCGGCAACACACTGTCTTTTATTTCATTCATATTCCAAAAATTGTCATAATTTTCTTTTGTTTTCTTTTTTGTTTGATTTGTATCTCCTACTATATAATTTACTCTAGCTTTTTTACAGATATTTATAAAACTTTTCCAATTTTCTTGTGTGGTTTCATCACTATGAACTACTAATACTCTAACCATATTTATACCATTATCTATATCAAATATAGCAAAATCATTTATACCTGGTTTATCATCTTTTGAACGATTTACTAATTTTTTTAAATTATCATCCATATTTCGTCTATCAGCATTTGTTGCTTTTAAATTCTCTATCATACTTCCATAACATATAGGGCTTGTTATATTAATATTATTGCTTTTCCAACATGCAGAATATGATTTACCGTTTTGAGAATCATGCTCTACATATATAGATTTAAAAGGTGCATCACTTGGAAAAAGAGCCGACTCACATAAAAATAATACTCCATCATTTTCTGTAATACAACTATTTATAAATTCTATTGCTTTTTTACCACCACTATCATTCTTTAAAACTCTATACTTCTTATCTATTGTCGATGAAATTAAATCTTTATATTCACTTGTTAATGGAATTTCAAATCCTCCTAATTTCTGTGCTCCCCATATACTATTATCAAAAAAAAGTTGATATATTTTATCTATTCTTCCTTGATAACCAGGATTCTCTTTTAGTTTTATTACTTTTTCTTTAAACTTATCTTTTATAATACTTTTATCATTTGAAGATAATATCTCCATTGATTCTATTGTGTTTTTCCACCAATCTGTATCTAATATTGCTTTACATAATTTGACATAATTATCCGGATTGCCTTTTTTTAATTCACCTATCTTAATATATCCTGATAAATATCCTTTTTTACTATCTTCATTTATTACTATCTCTTTCTCATCATTTAATTTTTTTCTTTCATTTTCTACATATTTAAACCATTCTTTTGTAATTCTTTCTCCTTCTTCACCCTTTAAATAATCAATTACTTTACTACCTATACTATCTTCTAAACTTAATCCTTTACCTGGAGCTGATAAAGCCATTGTATTTCCACAACTTATAGTTATACCTGTTTTATCTGTTATTTTTAAAACTGAATGATCAAATAAAATTGGTTTTTCTTTTGGCGTATATTTAAACGCTTCTATCTCCATTTATTTATACAAATAAAATATTATTTTTTTCTTGTAGTTCTTTTTTTTAAGTTTCTACGCCTTCTTGTTTTTTTACTTTTTGGTTTTATAATTTCATCCATAAAATCATCAAAACGTTTTTTATAAGCTTTACTATTTACTGCCGATACTTCCGATTGAGCTCTGTCCAATAAATGTTGCTTTGTTTTAAATAAACTTTCAATAAATTTACTTGTATTATATTTTTGCAAAATATCTATTATACCCATATTTAAATTTATTGGTGTTTTATTTGAAGGTCCAGGTCCCTTTATATCACAACAAAATTTACCTTTTCCCCACATTTTCCAATCTTTTTCTTTTACTGCTTTATTTCTCATACATAATAGCAAAGAATAATCCATTAAATTATTATCATTTAAAAATTTACTATCCTTTTTCATTTGCTTTTTTATCTTATTTGCATTTTTTAAATATATTTTTGATTCTCCAAAATTATTGTCTTTACCTATTTGTTCTATTGTCTGATTTTTTACTGTTCTTCTTCTATGAGAACCTTTTAAATCAAATATCCATGTATCACTACTATAGGGATTTAAATTGCGTTGTATTACATATACTATTCCATCTTTTTTATAAATACCATAAAATTTAGGCAATAATGTTTTTTTATTTTTACTCATATATTTAGTATATTTATCCATTAATTCTTTTAATGAATGTCTATCACCTTTATTCATTTCTTTTACAAAAAAATATTTTGTTTTTGAAAACCACATTTTCATTCCACTTTTTCCACTTCCTACTACAAATGTTGTTTTAGATAATTCTTTTTTAAAGAAATCTTCAGTTATACCCCATAATTTTCTTAAATTCTTAAATCTTTTATTGAATTGTGGATATTTTTCAAGTTCTGGTGTAACATCTACAAAATTATTCAAACTCATATATAATATCTAAACATTTTTATATTCTAATAACCATATTGGAATTAAATAAACTACAGCGTTCATATTCATTAATGAAAGTATAAATGAAATAATTAAACTTATTTTTATATATAATTTGGGAATTTTGATAAAATGTCTTATTAATAATACAAATATTAATGCAAATATAGCAACTCTTCCAAATGGACATATTCTTAATCCATAATAATCACCAATTAAATGTTCAAACCACCAACCTTTTGGTGTATCAAATACATTGAAATCTATATTTGTTTTAAAAAATAAAAACACATAAATTAAATATATTGATTCTAAAATAGATATTTTTAAGGTACTCATTATTTTATATTTAGATAATATATATATGAGTTTTACAGATGTATCTAATCTTCAAAGAAAAGACAGTGGTGTTCAATCAGTTCTCGGTAATATTGACTATCCCTTTCTTATAGATAAGCGATCAAGAACTTCTCGCGGAGGACCTCCCCGTCGATTAAGTTTGTCTAGAAGTCGCGCCAGTTTCCGTCCGAAATCAACTAGGTCCACCGCTCCCCTTCGAAAATATCGAGGAAAAAGTACGTATATACTTGATAAAGCTATTAAGTTTGATGAAATAGCAAAAACTTATCTTAAATGTGAAAATAAATTTATTGAAGCACTTAGGAAGTCAAATATGAGTATAGATGAAAAGTTAGATTTAATTGTAAAAAAAAGAGACGAATGTAGCCAATCTCAATCAGATATAGTTGGTGGAAGAAGAAAACGCAGAAGAAAAACACGCAGAAAGAAAAAAAGAAAATCGCGTAGAAAATCTCGCAAAAGAAGAAGAAAAAGAAAAACCAAAAGACGCAGATAATTATATTTAGATAATATATAAATAATGGCAGATTTTTTTGGAAAATTATTTAAAAAAGAAAAAAAATCCAAAGAAAGAAGAAGATCGAGTCTTGAGGAAATGGGAAGCAAAAGCCAACTTTCTGAAGAGGAATTACAGGATTTACACGATTTGAGTGAAAGGGAAAGATTGAATATTGAAAGCCAAACAATTCGCACCGACGGGGCGGCAGCGCTGCGCCGACTCCGGCAACGACCAAAAAGAACAAAAACTAAAAGTCGCAGAAAAAGCAGAAAAAGAGATACCAGCTTTAAAAGTTTGCGAGGAGAGAAGGGCAAGTTTCACGATTATCGTCGTAATAGAGAAGATTATTCAGATATGCGACCAAGAGATGAGTATGGTAATTTAATAATACCTTCTTCTCCTCCTCCCACAGTTCGTATGCGCATCCATGATTTTGAAAAAGCCTCTCAAGACGCTGGAAATCATATGGGCGGAAAAACAAGAAAACGCAGAAGAAAACGCAGAAGAAAAACAAAAAGAAAAGGCAGAAGAAAAACAAAAAAAAGAAGAAAGAGAAGAAAAAGAAAAACAAGAAGAAAAAGATAAATATTTTTTAAATAATTATAGTTAGAGATAATTTAATTATAATTATTAGATGTCTTTGAATGTTCATCCAAAAATTTATGAGAAATTAGATTATTTTATAAAAGAAAGCAAAATCCCCCATATTATATTTTATGGACCATCTGGGAGTGGCAAGCGAACAATAATGAATAATTTTATTCAAAAAATCTATAATAGTGATAAACAAAAGATAAATCAATATGTAATGTATGTAAATTGTGCTCATAGTAAAGGAATAAGATTTATTAGAGATGATTTAAAATTTTTTGCAAAAACAAATATACATAATAAAAATAATAATTTATTTAAAAGTATAGTTCTTTTTAATGCGGATAAATTAACAATAGATGCACAATCAGCGTTAAGAAGATGTATAGAACAATTTAGTCATACAACGCGTTTTTTTATTTTAGTAGAAAATGAAAATAGATTATTAAAACCAATATTATCTCGTTTTTGTAATATTTTTATACCTTATCCAACAATCAATGGTGAAAAACTAAGTTTTCACGAATATAATAAAAGAGAAATAATAAAGCATTCTTTTCTATCAAAAAGAAAAAGTTGGCTTCAAAAACAAATAAATAAAAAATCAAATTATAATACAATAAAAAAACGTAATGATTTTGTAGAAAAGATATATGATAAGGGTTATAGTGGGTTAGATTTATTAGAAATAATTGAAAATGATAAAACGAGAAAAGATAAATATTTATATTTAATTTATTTTGATAAAATTAGAAGTGAATATAGAAATGAGAAATTATTTATTTTTGCGATATTAAATTTATATTTTATGCGGAAAAAATTAAATTTAGAAAATATATTAGAAATGTAAATGGATGATTATAATGTGAATGTGTTATCAGAGGCAAAAAGTGAGTATTCGTCACGTTTAGTAACAATAATGACTCCATTAATGTTAGAGGGTATAAAATCGATATTCAATGAAGCAATAAAATTGTGTTTAGATAATGATGAAGAGGGAAAATATTTGATGACATTTCAAAATTTTCTTTCACGTGTTCCAAAATGGAACGAAACAATAATTGATATAGAAACGAAACGAATAATAGAAAAAAGTAGATGTGATTATTTAGAAGATTTATTAACATGTGTTCATATAACACAATTAAAAATTTTAACGAGCATTAGAGTCTCACAAAAACAAAAAAAGATAGATATAGATATTCCAAAATTGGCAACATTTGTTCATAAATGTTATATAGCATATGCTCGTAAATTATACAGTAATGTATATTTATTTGAGAAAGATATTTTACCTTTAAATTATCAAAAAAATATGAGAGAAGCGGAATTAATGTGCCAGGAGTCAATATTACAGGTAATAAGAGAAAATATGCCAGTAGAGAAGATACTAAGAGCTTATATAGATGAGACAGTAGATGAAGAGGTAATAGAGGAAACGATAGAAAAGACAGTAGATGAGGCAGTAAAGAAAGCAATGGAGGAGGAAGCAGCTGCGGCAGAAAAATTAGAAAATAAAATGGAAGAGAATGGAGTAACAAAGAATCAGGATACAATGGAATTAGAGAAACCAAAATTAGAAAGTGCTTCAGAAAAAGTGATAGAGGAACATGCTGGAATAATTGATAAAACAAAAAATGATAATATATCAAAAGAACATAATATAAATTTAGTAATAGAAACACCAACAATTTCTGAAAATAATGAGACATCATTAGTAAAAGAACTACCAAAGAGAGATATACCAGTAGTGAGAGCAGTTCCGGTAAAGAAAGAAGAAGTAGTAAATAGATTAAAATTTAATGACAAAGATTCAGTATTAGATATGGGAACAAATGAATCATCTGAGATTGAAGCTCCAAAAACTTTAGCAAGATTGGAAAAGATATCAAAAGAAAATAATGAAAGACGTAAAGCGGAAGAGGCTGCGTATGATGATGATGATGATGAAGATGATGAAAAATTAAGAATTTTTGATGATGCGAATTTAGAATTAGATAAAATAGATGTTCATAATTTAAATAAAAAAATGAATTTAAAACCAGACCCAATTTTAGAAGATATTGAAGTTCTTGGATAATGCGTCAATTTATATAAATATTTATAAATAATTATATAAATGGGAAGTTCATCATTTGTTACCGGTGTAGCAGTCGCTTCAGCTTATTTAATATTTCGCTTTATTGAGATGCGATTAATATTAAAAGAAAATAAACCATTGAAAGTATTAGTAAGAGATACATTAATAGTATATTTAAGTGTATTATTAGGTAATTTTATAATGGAACAATTGGGAGGAGCAAAGTTGATATCAAAGGTTCCTCAGGTTTTCACAAATAATCCAGATTTTTAATTTATAATATTATTAATATAATCTTTTAAATTAATTTTAGATTTCCATCCTAATTTTTTCATATTTTCCATACTTCCGGAAGATTGAGTTCTATTACCTCTTTGTTCATCTATAAAAACAAAATCAGTTTTAAACATTTTAGCAACATCTAATATAGAATATTGTATTCCAGTTCTAATAACATAACCATCTCCATAATAACCGATAGAAGCTTTTAATATACCATCAATAGTATCATCAATGTGTGTGAAATCTCTTTTTTGTGTACCAGGTTTAACAACAGTTAATAGTTTCTTTTTTTTGTATAGATTTTCAAAAATGCCAATAAGCGTAGCATATTTACCTTCACTAATTTGTCCTGCTCCATAAACATTAGAAAAATAAACAATAGTAAATTGTAAATGATACCATTTATGATAATTTTTGATTAATTCAATATTTTTAGCTTTAGACCATGAATAAGGAGAATGATGTTGATCATTCATATTATTTCCAAAAATAGAACTGGAACCAGAATAAACTAATTTACATTTATTTTTTCTACAAAATTCTAAAACTTGATATGTTCCAGTTAAATTATTTTCAAAAACAACATTGGGTTCTTCAAAACTGGTAGAAATTCTGGAATATTCTCCAAAATGAAATAATATATCAAAATTTACTTGATTAACTATAGGTATTTTATTGATATTTATAGAAGAATTATTAAGATATATAATTCTTTTATCTTTAATTTCATTATTTTTACTACCAGATAAATAATTATCAATAGAAAAAATTTGAATATCAGTATAAATTTTTAAAAGTTTTTTAATTAAATGACTACCTATAAATCCGCTGCCGCCTGTAATTAATATATTCATATGAAATATATTAATAAAAAAATAATGCATTATAAACGATATTAAATCATTGATTCCATTTTATCAATATTGACAATTTTTTGTTTTTTAATTTTTTTCTTTGAAGAAATAAAGTTATTAAATAAAGAATTGGATAATTGTTTTTCAGGCAAATGATTATGAACAGTTCTAACAATCATTTTATATAATTTAAATTCAGGATATCTTTCTTCACCATTATTTTTATATAATATATTTCTTCCTTTATCATCTTTGGTCCATTCGATAATTAAATTTGCGATAGGATTTTTGATGGTTTTTTGTTCTCGAATATCTTCTATAAAATAATCAAAAAGAGAGCAGGCAAGGCGACATAAATCAAAACTTTTATTAGCTTCAAGTCTGGGTTTTTTATCATTAAAGTAAGGCTCAAAATTATATTGAGTAGCGGCATCACCTTTTGGATGATAACTATCACTACAGATAGTTTTTCCCTTAAAAGAATATATAGCTCTACCAAAATCTATAATTTTATATAATTTTCCATATGTAGGAATTTTATAATAAACATTATTATATTTATAATTAATGAATGTTTTATCAGTTTTAACATACATAATATTATTTGTATGCAAATCATTATGCGTAAAATTAAATACTTTTTGATAAGTAATTAATATCATAATAATTTGAAATAAACAAGATTTCCATTCTTTATCTGTAAGTTCATTTTCATCATCTTCTAATAATGAGTCCAAAGTATTATCTAATTTTTCCATACATATCATTTGAACAGGAAAATTAAATATAGTGCCATTAATAATTTCATCACTATTCATAGTAGAATAATCAGAAATTTGCGAATTAGATAAACTTTCAATTAAACCATCACTACTACTACTATTGTTACTATCATGTATATCAGTATTAGAAGAACGAGAGGAGCAAGTAGAATTAGTTTTTTTAGCACTTTTTTTTTTAGAATTTTTTTTATCTATAGAATATTCTTCTTCTATTGAAGAATTATGTAATTTTAAATTTTTAGTTGTTAAATCTTGAAACATACCTTCAAATATTTGATTATCAATTGTATCACATTTAATATTTACAGAATCATTGTTTTTATCTAATTTTATTTTTTTCCTGTAATTTCTTGTATCACTATCTAATAGTTTCTCTTCATCTATTTCATCAAATTGAAATAAATCATTTTTATTTTTATGAAAAAAATCAGAATCATATAAATAATCTAAATCGTCATATATATTTAATTTAAATTGATTTTGAATTGTTAAAAAAGAACCAAAAAAATTAAATCCATGAATAAAACCGGAATGATTTAATAATTTAGAAGATAAATAAGAAAAAAAGCTATCAACATATGCAGAATTATTAGAATCTAAAACTTTTTTACAACAAGTATTAGATGATATTCTTGGTAAAGAACTAATAATTTGTTTATCGATATGTTTATACTTTCCAACCATAAATTTAACAGGATCTAATAATGGGGAAAATTTAAAAAATGAATTAAATTTTTGTTTTGTATTTGTTTTAGAATCAAAACAATCTATAACATATTCATTATTTGAATTTTTTTTTTGAATTTTTTCAATACAATATCTATTGTTTAAATTAATATTATTATAATTATGTTCATCTAAAGAGAAATAAACAGAATATAAAGGATTATAATTTTGTATATTGGAAAAATCATTTTTTTCTAAATCTCTAAATAAAAGGCTATTATCATTTTTTTTATAAAATATGTCAAACATAAAACTTTATATATACAATTTTTATTTCATTTAAAGTAATTTTTGCGTAAAAAAATTTAAAAAAGAAGTAAAATATTTAAGTATATGAATTTAGAATTAAAAAAGTTTGATATGAAATCAATATCATTTAAGGCAAATGAAAATAAAGGACCAGTAATAGTTTTAATTGGCAGAAGAGATACAGGTAAAAGTTTTTTAGTGAGAGATTTATTATATTATCATCAAGATATTCCTATAGGTACAGTAATATCAGGAACAGAAGCAGGAAATGGATTTTTTGGAAAAATAGTTCCTAAATTATTTATTCACGATGAATATAATACAGCAATAATTGAAAATATATTAAAAAGACAAAAAATAGTAATGAAACAAGTAAAAAAAGAAAAAGAAGCATATGGTAGATCAAATATAGACCCCCGAACATTTGTAATATTAGATGATTGTCTTTACGATAATGGTTGGGCAAGAGAAAAGTTAATGAGACTTCTTTTTATGAATGGAAGACATTGGAAAGTAATGTTGATAATTACAATGCAATATCCTTTAGGAGTTCCTCCAAATCTAAGAACAAATATTGATTATACATTTATTTTAAGAGAACCTTATTTATCTAATAGAAAGAGAATTTTTGAAAATTTTGCGGGAATGTTCCCTACATTTGAAAGTTTTTGTCAAGTAATGGATCAATGTACTGAAAATTATGAATGTTTGGTTGTAGCAAATAATGCAAAATCTAATAAATTAGTGGACCAAATATTTTGGTATAAAGCAACTTCTCATAGAGATTTTAGATTAGGGTCTAAAGAATTTTGGGAAATGTCCAAAGGATTAGATTCAGATGACGATGAAGGAATGGATTTTGATACAAATTCTGGTAAAAAAGGACCAACAATTAATGTAAAAAAAAGTAAATGGTAAATTTTTAATAATTTTTTATTTAATTATTAAAAATTAATCTTTTTTCTCAGTGATTTTAATATTATCTGATGGTTTTATTAATCCTCTATCAATAGCATCTTGGACTCCCCCTCCTCTTTTTACATTATCACCTTCAAATAACTCTTTACGAATATCTGCGGATGTAACATCTTTATTATTCAAAGCATTTTCAATTGTATTATTTACTCCAACTAATTGTCCATCTTTATTAATATTTTGTGTTAATTTATTGCCACTTTTTTTTGCTAATTTCTTATTTTCTGCAATAGCGTTGCGTTTTGCTTGAACAACACGTTTTTCAAATTCCTGTTTTGCAGCAGCCTCATTTTTATTTTTCTCACTCATCAATTGATTTAATTCATCTTCCATATATTCAACTCTACCTGTTTTATAAGCTTCAGGTTCCCATGGCATCCACATTCCAACTGGACCTACATAGACATTATGATTAGGATCCACTTCTCTTAATAATTTACATCTTAATTCTGCCTCTTCTTGAGTAGAATAGGTTCCTCGAATTTTTAATCCACGGGTAGATGTTTGAAAATTATATTCTTTATTAAATTCATCATTTAATCTGTCTTCATTAGCATCTAAGAAATTTTTATATTCATCCGCAATATGATTCTCACTTAATGTTTCATTTTCTGTTTTCATATACTCTTGAAAATCTTTCATTACATCCTCAAAATTAAATTCATATTTATAACTTAAAAAATTTAAAAATTGAGAAAATTTTTGTGTACTCTTTGAAAAATCATAATGTTTTAGGAATTCTTGAAATAAAAAGTGATTTTTTTGTTTTAAAATATTTTCAGGACTTACAAAACTTACACAAACAAATTTTTGTCCCGAAATGGGTTTATCTTCCTCAAGTAAATCAACATACTTAGTATTATCACTTCCATCTGGATTTAATCTGTGAATACAAGATTCTTTGGACATATTATATTATTTTAAATAAATTAATTTTTAAGTTTTAATTTATTATATATATTTTTTTCTGTTTATTATTTATAAATGCTTCAAAAATTAGCACAGATGATAGATTTAGGCGAACTTATTCGCAGAGCCGTCAAATATCTTGTTGAAGGTGTTATGGTTGCACTCGCAGCCTATGCCATCCCCAAGAAATCTCTTAACCTTGATGAAGTAGCACTTATTGCACTTACCGCAGCCGCTACCTTCTCAATCCTTGATACATACGTTCCCGCTATGGCTGTTTCTGCCAGAAGTGGTGCCGGATTCGGTATTGGGGCAAATTTGGTTGGTTTTCCACGAATGTAGGGTTCCCCTTACGACAAACTCGTCTAATTCGTTAAAATATTAAAATATTAATATAAAATTGATTTAAATATTATATTAATTATAACTATTATAAATATGCCAAAGAAACAAAGATTTCACGTATATGCCATCAATATTGATGGACAAGTTTATGTTGGTTCTACTAACAATACGAAACGTCGTTTAAAAGACCACCGCTCTCGTTGTTTTAACCCAAACGCAAGACATTATCCATGTAAATTTTACAAGTATATTAGAGATAAATATAATAGAGAAGAAGCTTATGAAAAAATAAATAACGGACATACTGTACTATGTACTGTGGATACAAAAGAAGAAGCAAGACAGTTAGAACAAGAATATATAAATACTATGGGAACTATGAATTCTATTCCTGCGAAAAATGATATGCCGAATGCCGACAAATGTAAATTATATAGAGCAAAAAATCACGAAGCCAGAAGAAATGCTGAAGCAGCATATGACCAAAGCGAAGAAGGAAAGAAAAAAAGAGCTGAATATAGATTTAATAATGCAGAAAAGGCAAAAGAACGAGTAACGTGTGAAAAATGCGGACATGAATCAACAAGAAAACATATTTCAGACCATCGACGTAAGGGTTTATGTATTTAAATTGTTGAAACAAATTCCCACTGTAATTCCTTACAAATTTTTTTCCATATTTCATCTTGTTCTATTCTTTTCACTGGATCTTTTAACATTGGAAAAAAAGGCAAAAAGGTTTTTTCATCTAATAATTCACACATTTTATAAAGAACATAATAATAATTTAGAAAATTTACTCTATCATCAGGACAATGTTTTGCATAAGGTTTTTGAATTTCCATAAATAAATTGCATAATTTATCTTCTAATTCCGGCGACATTATAGGAGGTCTTATACCTAATTTATCTTTTATAAATGGTATATGTTCATAATATTTATTATACCCTAATTTTTTTAAAATATCTTTTGCTTTTTTATTTGTCATTTGTTTTAGCGTAATTCTTTCTTTTTTTATTTGTTCTTTAATATCAATAATAACTTGTTCAGGAATTTGGGTAGTTTCTTTTGCTTGAAATTGAGCCAAAATTTCACGAAAATGATTAATTCTTTTATAAGCATAAAAACAAACTTCTTTAGGAGGTTCTTTATATGATGGTTTTTCATGTTCAACCAAAAATTGTTTTTGTATTCCACAACCATTACATATTATTAATCCTTTATAATCAACTTGTATCCATTCTCCAGAACATTTTTCACATATTTCGTAATTAACCATATAATTATTAATATTTAAATGTTTTTCATCCAAATTTGTAAGATATTTATCAATATTTGTTGTTTCATTCACTTTATTAATATTTATTTTTTTATTTGGATTAAAAAATGAATGTAAAATTTTTTTTTTATCCATATCAATACCTTCACTTGTTTTCTTTTTTTTTTCAAAATAATTAAATATAATTTCTGAATTTTGTAATAAATAATCATCTTTTTTTATTTTTAATTTACATATTTTTTTTTTAATAACTTTTATTTCATCTTTAATATTCAATATTTCTTCAATATCTTCTATTTCTCTTAATTTTTTTTTCAATAATTTCCTTTTTTTTAACAAATCTGGTATAGTTTTTTCTTGAATAGTTTTAAATTCAGTCATTTTTTGATTATGTTTACTATCTAACGTAATTGTTGATTTTTTACTAACTTTAATTTTTTTTTTGGCCTTAGGTTTGAAATTAGGCATAATTATATGATTTATAATATATTTCATTTTTATTTTTAAATTTAAAAATAATAAAACATTAATCCGTAATAATTTTAGTATGTTTTTCTTAAAATCATATATATGGATGTAGATATAAATGTAGAAACAAATAAACAAATAGACTGTATATTATTGCAAAAAATGATTTTTATATACAATGCTTTAGATAAAGGTTGGGCTGTAAAAAAAAAGAGGAATGCTTATATATTTACTAAAAACCACGAAGGTAAGAAAGAAGTTTTATTAGATACTTACCTTAAACGCTTTATGATGGATAATTTAGACATTAATAAAATCAAATAAATTAATTAATTAAATAATTAATTTATAAAATTTTTTTTTCTTTAGCAATAGTATAACCATGGGTGGTGGATTAATGCAACTAGTAGCTTACGGCGCACAAGACGTCTATCTTACGGGGAATCCCCAGATTACTTTCTGGAAGGTGACCTACCGCAGACACACTAATTTTGCTATGGAATCAATTGAGCAGACTTTTAACGGACAGGCTGATTTCGGTCGCCGTGTCCAATGCACTGTCTCCAGAAATGGTGACCTTGCCTACAGAACATACCTTCAGATTACACTCCCTGAAATCAACCAGGCTGATGCCGCTGCAAATCAGGGTAACTATGCCCGCTGGCTTGACTGCCCCGGAGAGCAGATGATATCAATGGTTGAGGTTGAGATTGGTGGTCAGCGCATCGACCGTCAGTATGGTGACTGGATGCACATCTGGAACCAGCTTACACTTACAAGCGAACAGGAGGCTGGATACCACAAGATGGTCGGACAGACCACTCAGCTTACCTACCTTACCGACCCAGCCTTCGCTGATGTCGCAACTGCTTGCGGTGCCGCCTCTGTCCCCGAGGCTGTCTGCGCCCCTCGCAAAGCTCTCCCTGAGACAACTCTTTACGTTCCTCTCCAGTTCTGGTTCTGCCGCAACCCAGGACTCGCTCTTCCTCTTATTGCCCTCCAGTATCACGAGGTCAAGATTAACATCGAGCTCCGTCCTCTTGATGAGTGCCTTTTCGCCGTTAAGGATCTCTCGCAGGGTTCGGGCTCACAGAAGACTACTAACTCTTACGCTAAGTCACTCGTAGCCGCTTCTCTCTACGTCGATTATGTCTTCCTTGACACCGACGAGCGCAGACGCATGGCACAGAACCCTCACGAGTACCTCATTGAGCAGCTTCAGTTCACTGGCGATGAGTCCATCGGTTCATCTTCCAACAAGATTAAGCTCAATTTCAATCATCCCTGTAAGGAGCTTGTCTGGGTTGTTCAGCCTGACATGCACGTCGCTTACTGTGACTCCTTCATCGGAGGTAAGACTATGCACAAGGCTCTCGGCGCCCAGCCTTTCAACTACACCGATGCCATCGACGCTCTCCCCAACTCCGTCCTTGCCTTCGGCTCTCTTGCCCAGACTGCCGATACTATTACCGACGGTCTTTTCACTGATACCGCTCCTTACGATGTCTCTGGAGCAGCCGTCACAGCCACATCAAATGCCGCCAACCGTGGATCCCTTTCCGCACAGGCTACCGTTGCCGCTGGTGCCAACTTACAAAGTGGAGCAACTAACGGTGTCTCTGACGCTGGCGTCTTCGTCCTCGCTGAGACTGCCCTTAACATGCACTGCTGGGGTGAGAACCCTGTCGTAACCGCTAAGCTCCAGCTTAACGGACAGGACCGCTTCTCTGAGCGCGAAGGCACCTACTTCGATCTCGTCCAGCCTTTCCAGCACCACACACGCAACCCAGACACCGGTATTAACTGCTACTCATTCGCACTTCGCCCTGAGGAGCACCAGCCATCTGGAACTTGCAACTTCTCCCGCATCGACAACGCCACTCTTCAGCTTGTCGTCTCCGCCGCCGCTATCGGTGGAACACAGACCGCCAAGGTCCGTGTCTATGCCACTAACTACAATGTCCTTCGTGTCATGAGTGGTATGGGAGGTCTTGCATATTCAAACTAAGTTAATTTTTGTCACCATTTATGGTCTCAGAATTTTAAAATAGTTTTACTAATCATATAATTTCAAATTTAAATTTTATGATTTTTACAAAATAAATTGAATTATTATTAATTTTAATTTTATTAGTTAAATATGATTCTTATAACATTTAAAAATTTCCAATTCATTATAGGAAAAAATCAAGATGAAAATCAACAAATTATAGACGAATCACAACCGGATGATTATTGGTTACATTTATCTAATTTTTCTTCGCCTCATTTAATTATAAAAAATCCAAATAATATTAAAATTAATAATAAAATCTTAAAACAAGCAGCTTATCAACTAAAAATTCATTCTAATAGTAAATGTCGTAAAATTAACAATCTTTCTGTAGATATTACCAAAATTAAACATTTAGACAATACTGATACTAACGGAACAGTAATTATTGACAAAATTATTAAAAATATAAATATATAATTATATAATTATCATTGCATAATGTATATGAAAGATTTATTATTATTCGCTATAAATGGTGGAGGTTGGGCTTTAAAACCTATTTTAGAAAAAGGTGCTGTTGATAAATTAGGACATTATTATTTTACTTTTTTAAGATATTTAATCAGTGGAATCATAGCAATTCCTTTTTTAATACAGCATTATTATTTTAATGGATTTCCAAAAAAATATAAAAAAGATAGCAAATTATTTTTAAAAGATGTTGTTATTTGGGGAGGTATTGTTAGTGTTATTGCTATGATAGCTATTATGGCTAATTATTATCTCTTAGAAAAATATGATGCTTCTTTTGTTACACCTATAGCAGAATCAGCATTGCTTATATTTAATGCCATCTTTTCTGTTGTTTTACTTGGTGAAAAAATTACTATGGATATGATGACTGGTATCGGGCTTATCATTACTGGCATTATGTTTATTTACAGGAAACAAATGAAACTTTTTTAGTTTGATTCCTCCATTCATTTATAAATTTAATATACTCAATACAAACATCTTTATTTTTATCAGGGTGATATTTTTTTACTAAATTATAATAGCCCTTTTTTGTTGTATCCTTTATCCAATTAATAATATCCATGGGAATATTGTTAATACTAATTTTTGAATATTTTAACAATATTTTATTTAATTTATTATTTTCTATCCGATTATCTCTATTGGCTTGTCTTCTTTTTCGTTCTTTTTCTTTCTTTTTATTCCATTCTTTTTGTTGTTGTCGCTCTCTCTCTCTCTTTTTTTCTAATTCTTTTTCCCTTTTCCATTTTTTTTCCTTTTCCTTTTGTGCTTTATCAACTTTCTTTTTTTTAAATTTTTTTTTTTTACTTTTTTTTATAGGTTCACTTTTTGTTTCTCCATACATTGATAATTTTTCCTTTAATTCTAATAATTCATTTTCTAATTCAGGACTTGGATTTTTTTTATATCTTTCCTCTTTTCTTCTTATTCTCTTTTTAAGTTTTCTTAATGGATTATTTGTGATTTTTACATCATCATCATCGTCATCTGTTTCATAGTTTAACCAAGAAAAGCTCATTTTTTGTATTTCTACTTACATTAAGTTAATATCATTACATTCAATTTTCTTAATTAAACAAATCTTCATCTTGTACTTCGGCTACGATAAAGTAAATTGGACAACTGATAAAAAAAAAGATTTAATATAAAAGACAAATGGATTTCATAGTTAAATTTATCCAAATAATACATTCATATTTCGTACTTCAGGTTTATTAGTATCTTTTGTATATAACTTTAAAATTAATTCATTATTTCTAATTCTTAATGTATAATTACTTTGACTACTACTTCTTCCCACTCGTCCAAAAGCTTGAATCATTTTTTCTTGTGTCATATTATTTAAATCCTTACTCAAATATCCATGACAAAACTGATAATTAGTTCCATAAATATAATCAGAAGAGGCAATAATTAAATATAATTTTTGTTCAGAGGCTAATTTTTTCATAATATCCATATATTTTTTATCAGGATGTTTTACAAATACACCTATACCCATCAATAATAAAATTTTCCATTCTTTATTAATATTTAAATACATAATTTCTGAAACAGTATTATCATCAATATCACTTGTAAATACATTTTCAGTATCTTCATTCAAAGCCCACTCTTTAATATGAAATTTACTATTGGGGATATATTTTTTAGGTAATTCAATTCTATTAATTTTACTTTTTAATTCAGTGACTTTTCTTCTATATTCTTGTTCAGCTTTATAATCTGTAGATGATTTATTTTTTGATTTATCTTTTTCTAATTGTTCAGAACCTAATTTATCTTTTCTATGTAATTCATCTTTTTCTACTTTTTCCAAATCTAACATATATCTTTCATTTCTATTCATTACGGTCATAATATTATCTAATTCTTTCATTGGAATTTTTGAAACTTTTAAATAAAATAATGCCATTTTTTCAACATCTTCTGTCAAGAAAATTGTTGGTCCATCAGTTAATGTATATGAATCATTAGTTGTAATCTTAATAACAGATTTATACATTTTCTTTCTTTTCTCCTGAAAATAATTATAAATTTCATTATAATTTTTTTTTACTAACAATAATAATCTTAAATAATATATTTTCAAATTAATTATAGTAATATCGGATACAGATTCAAAATAATTATCAATATTATAATTTTCATTAATATATTTTTTTTTATTTACATAACAAATAAATTTTACCATTTCTTTAACATCAATATGTCTCAAAATTGTTTTATTTTCTTCAATATGTCTTGCACATTTTTTTAAATCTTTATAATTTTCATAAATATAGTGTGGCATAACTATATTTCCATCTGCATCTAAAATTGGAATAGATTTTTTACATTCATAACTTACTATTTCTGATACATTATTTGTATTAAATTTTCTTTTAAAACTTGCGGTCATTGGTAAAATTTCGTCCATATTGGGTAAAGTAGCGGATGATAAAACAACATTTGGAATATAATTTGTTTGCCAATTTCTTTGTAATATTGTATGAAAATCATGAGTATCATAATCCAATGTAATTGTTGGTTCATCCCAATACCAAATTATATCTTTCTCATCATTAAATGCCAACATATAATTCATCGCTGGTAAATATGATTGAATATCTGTAATTATTAATTGGACCTTTTCACCATTACTATTATCTACTCTGAAAATCGCACCGGTTCTTCTATTTTTAACATAATCTTTTGCAGCAAAATAGTGCAATCTTATATCCCCAGCATCTCTACAACCAAAAGCAACAGCAATAGGAATTTCCATAGATATACAAGCTTTTGCTAATTGTAATCCAATATGTTTAGCAGCACAAGTAAATATTACTTTTTTTCCTTTTGCTAATCCTACAGGAGACATCGTTTTTCCTGTACCAGTAGGAGCCTGATATAATATTAACTTTGCATTATCTCTTTTACAAGCAGTAAATAATTCCTTTTGATGATGATATAATTTCATATCATTAAATTTAAATACTGTTCCATTTTTTTCAATATTATTTAATGCATTTTTTATTAAATTAACTTTACTTATTTTATCTTTGTAATTTTCAATTATAAATTCAGTAAATTTTAAAACATATTTATTTATATTCAATACCGAATTTTTTAGCAATTGCGTTAATGTATAATATCTTTGACTACATAATTTTTTTTTAAAGAAATTTGATATATTATGTAATAAAATAAATTCATAAACATATTCTTTTAATTCATCTATTTTTTTTGAACTATTTTTTAATCTTATTAAATCTTTCTGTTTTAATTTTTTTACTTTTTTTGCATCTTTTAAAATATTCTTCATATCACAAGATAATTTGTATTTCTCAATAATCTTTTTTATAATTTTTTTAAAATAATTTTCATATAAATATAAATGAAATTCTTGACTATTTTCACTTATTTTCATAAAACCTAATAAACTTTTTGAATCATTATATGTATTATTTACATTATCAAATCCATTAAATATTAAATTTAAAATTTTTTTTTCATTTGCATTTACAGGAACTTCGAGATATTCCCATTCGCTTTTAGTAAGTTTCTGTTGTGATAAATCCATTATTAATATCTATAATTTTATATATTTAATATCATTTCAATTTTAGTAAAATGATATTAAATATTAATAATTATAAATATTAAATATGCATTATATTTTTACAATAGAAGGAAATATTGGCTCAGGAAAATCTACTTTAGTAAAAAAATTAAAAAAAACCTTTGATAATATTGATAGTATAAAAATTATATTCTTACAAGAACCTGTTTCAGTATGGGAAAATATAAAAGATAAAGATGGTAAAAATATAATTGAAAAATATTATGAAAATCAAAAAAAATATGCGTTTTCTTTTCAAATGATGGCTTATATATCAAGAATACATCAAATAAAGGAAGTTTTAAAAACCAATAAAAATGTTATAATTATATCTGAAAGGTCTATATTTACTGATAAAGAAATTTTTGCGAAAATGTTATATGATGATAATAAAATAGAAGAAATAGAATATAATATTTATCTAAAATGGTTTGATGAATTTATTAAAGATATTCCAATAACAGGTATTATTTATGTAAAAACAAATCCTGAAATATGTGAAAAAAGAGTTATAAAAAGAAATAGAAAAGGAGAAACTATACCGTTATCTTACTTACAAAATTGTGATACATATCATAAAAATTGGTTAAATAATGAAAATACTCCAATATTAACTTTAAATGGTAATCAAGAATTTATTAATGATATACCTAATGGTTGGTTTGATACTATAAAAATTTTTATTAAAAATTTGTCTGATAATTTATTTAATAAATCAATTATGGATGATATATTACAAAATGGAATGCCTATTTACTAATCCAAATCTTTTATTAAATATGTTGTGAACATTGATTTTCCTTTATATTTTAATATATCTAATTCATTACTTGTAGTAGGAAAATCTTCCTTTCCATAAACATCTTGTAATAATAACCATTCAAATAATCCTCCGGGATAAATATATACATTTATAAAACCTAAATTTAATAACTGTTCATATTTTTTCATTAAATTTGGAGCATTTGCATTTTTATCATATACTATTATATTTACATTTGGTTTATTACTCAAATATTCATTTATTATTTTTTCTTCAATATTAATTGACATTGTTTTTTTTATTAAACAATCTTGTTTGTCTTGTTTTAATGTGTTTATTATTAAACAACTATTTGATTGATTAATCGCATATTGCACATCTTCAAAATTAACTTTATTTACTGATTTTGTATTACCCATTTGATATTTTAAATAACTAAATTATCTTTATTAAGTTATTTAAAAAAATATTATTAATATCCAAACATATTTGCAGCATGCAAAAATGACCAATATGGAAAATTTTCGCTTTCAAAAGCTTTTTTAGTCAAATATAAATCATTATTTTTAATAAAAAAGTTACCCTCTTTTTCTGCTTGTTCTTTATTATTTGAAATGCCTATATAAGATTTCATTGATGAACTTTGTGTAAATTTTAACATATTTCCTTTTTCTAATTCCTCATCTAATGGATCATAACAAAAATCACGACCTGAATGCATTACATTATTACTATCTATACCAGGCAAACTTGAAGGATTTTGTTGACATTTTAATCCCGGAGCACAATTTGCGTCAGAGTCACAATCTCCTTCTCCCTTTTTTAGTGGATATTTATTTTTTGGCGACCAACCATACCATTGAGCTTTTACTTTTTCAGTACCTCTCGAAATATGCCTACTTTTAATTAATCTATTACCAAATCCAGTCCAATTATTTTTCCAATAATCCTTTGATACTTTAATAAAATTCCAAAATGGGAAATATTTTTTCTCATATAATTCTTTAGTTATTAAAAATCTACCAAATTTACCACCATTTACCCAATTAAAATTATTTTTCCAATATGCTTTATCTCCTTCTGCTAATAAACTTTGTAAATTAGAAGCACCATCAAAAGATAATGATTTATCATCACTATTTGTACCAATTAATTTTACACCATTAACACATTTCATTATTAATGAAAAATCTTTCCAACATGGTTTATCAAAAGGTATATTAGGTTTATTTCCAAAACATTTTAAACTTGAATCAACTGTATCATCAAAATTAGACATATCTGGATTAATTATACCTGCTCTTGTTTCTCTCTTAAATTTTAATAATTCATTTTTATATTGATTTTGTGACCAACCACCTTTTTGACCCTGTATCCAATTACTCGTAACATAGGGAGTTTTTCCACTTATATTTTCTGGATTTAATTTTCCTTCTTTGTTGCAACCTGTCGAATTATATAACTGTTGCGAACATTCATCGGGTCTTGGACTAAAATTTCTTACTTCATCACAGGGATTTAATGATGTTCCATAACATTTTTTATGTTCCTCATTTGCTTTTTTATATATTTTTGATGTCAACGCATCATTACTTAAAGTATTCATACTGTTTTGTGTGTTTTTATAACCAGATGAGTTCCATGTTGTTTTTTGCACGGGACCTACATCAGAATTTGAAAATTTTGTTGTACAACCAGAGTTTTGCCATAAATCTTGCAAACATTTATCACTGTGAGGACCTGTATTCATACTTTTAGAAACACAAGGAAACATCTGACCAAATCTTTCACAATCTCCCGATTCTATTAAAGAACCTTTAAATGTCCATTTAGATTTTGATGCTGGATATTTCTTATTTTTAAATTCATCCACCCATTTACACGCATCATCTTCATATTTTGGTATTAATCCACCATCTTCATCTTGTTTTGCGGGAACCAGTTTTCCTGTTGCTGGACACCAAGCACATTTAACACCATCTATTGTTCCTCCACCACCACAATTTTGTGGTTGATTTGCACATATTTTTTGTTCTTTTTTCTTTTGACAATAATAATCTACACCTCTACCTTTACTATCTTTCATATTTGGTCCTAACCATTCACCATCTTCTGGCTCACCACTTTTCCATTTTGATGTTATACAAGCATGAACAAAAGGGTTCTTTTCATCACCTGCAGCTATGGTATCTGTACTTACACAATAACCGCAATCATTCGTAGATAATAAAGTACAATCTCCACTTGTATTTATCAATTGACATTGTTGTATATTATTTTGCACTTCATTATTTACCGCTTCAGCCGTGGGATTTTCTTGTTTTAATTCTCCTCCTTTAAATCCTTCTTTCACTAACATTTTCATATCACGCCCATCTGTTCCTTTCATTCTGGGATATAATCTGTGTTGCCATACTTGAGCACTTTTTATTACCCTTTCTTTTCTATTTTTTTTTATCTGTTCTATATCTGTTGTCAATGTTTCTATATTATTATATGCATTTACAGAAATATCCTTATATGAACTTATGATTGTAAACATTATTATAAATCCTAATATTATTAGTCCTAAATGATAAACTTTCATATATATATTTATTATATATATTAAATTTGTTATATTATTTTGTTTCCTAATACAAGTTATATTATGAACCACCTTCTTAGCAATAATCCCAACGTTTTTTGCTAAGATTTGTGTAACACCATATACCACCTGACTCCCCGTCTGGATTTCTACAATAATTATGATTACCTAAGCCTTTATTTTTAAATTTTCTATTGGTAGGGTATCTTGAATGTCTATGTGGTGTTTGTGATGTCCATTTCTGACAAGTCATTCCTCTTTTTGTCCAATTTATACATCCCCTATAATCAGAACCTTTCTTACCGTCACTTCCTCTTGATGTCTTTTTTTTCTCATCACAATCAGGTTCTCTTTTAAATTTATTGTTTTTCCAAATATCAAAGTTTCCTGTTTTTATTGGATCCTGCCCAGTTCCTAAAACATCTATATAACAATCTGCTTTATCATAACTTTTTGATGAACCTCCTGGTGTCTGTATATATTTACACTTTTTATTTGCTTGACATGTATTTTGACAATCTATTACTGTCTTTTTTCCCATATATTTTGTACCCCCTCTTGCTGTTATACTCATACCTTCTTTATCTGTCATTCTCCAATAACCTACCAAAAATAATGTTGAAAATAAAACTAAACATTTCAGAAAAAAATCTTCAATATTTTTATTTGAATAATAAAAATACATAACTACGCATAACAATATATAACTTACTATTGATTTACTTGTAATACTCATTAAATAAATTATACCATATGTTAATAAAACAGCAATTATTCCCTTGATACCATTTTTCTTATAACCTATCATAATAAAATAAGCAAATGTAAGAAATAAAATTATTTCTAAAATCATATTTATATTAATATGTTATTTTTTATTATCTAAAAATTGTCATAAATCCTATAAATCCTATAAAAATGTAATATAAAATAAAATCTTTATTTGTTTTTACATAATTTTTTACATAAAAATCACTTAATCCAAAAGTACAAATATAAATTAATACCCAACCAAAGCCTTTATAAATTTTATCCATTTAAATTATAAAAAGATAAAATTTAACAATACTCCCATCTTTTTCGTCTATCTGTTGTATAACACCACGCTCCACCTGGCTCTCCATCTGGATTTCTACAATAATTATGATTTCCTAATCCATGTTGCTTAGCATATTTCGACCATTTATTGCAATTTGTTCCGCGGTATTTGTGGGCCCAACTGGAACCACACCATCCCCATCTACTTATCCATCCTTTGCAAGGTCGTGATTTTGAATATCTTCCTGTTACACATTTCTTTGGAATTAAATTGGTTGATGATTTATGTGGAGATTGACTCATCCAATTTTGACAAGTATATCCTCCTTTTGTAAATGTAAGGGGTCCTCTAAATCCTTTTTCTTTATGTCCACCACCTCTTTTTCCATTTCCTCTTGCCCAAACAGGTCCTTTTGGCTTAGGATCATCAACTAAATCCGCATCTGTACAATAATCCCAATCTCTTTTCCCCCCTCCTTCACATCCAGGAACTTTTGTATATCCAGATCGTTGAAAACATTTTAATCCAGCTTTACATTGACTATCACTATCACAATCTCCCTGACACTTACCTAATTGACTTTTTGAACTTTTATGTGATAAATCAATGCCTTCCATTATTTTAAAATTTTCACTAAATGGAGGACCCACTTTATTGGTTTGTAATGGCAATACATCTGGTGGTTTAAAGTTCTTATTTAAACATGGATTAGTGTTACAAGGTTTTTTTTGTTCTGAAGGACCACATTGTTTTCCATTAAATTGAGGTTGAAATTTTACTGTTCTTGTTCTTTTCATTTCTCCACCACCACAGTCTTTTGGATATGTTGAACATCTACTCCATGCTCCCCAACTACTTTGAACACAATCTAAAGGTCTTGGATATTTTAATGATATCTCTCTAATTACATCTTTACAAGTCTTATTACAACTCGATGTATTATCTGAACAACTTTTCTTTAATTTTAATTTTTTTGTATTTATCCATCCCCCCGAACCTATTATATTAGCTCTATTTAAAGCAGTAAGTCTTTTTATTGGAGCAACACCCGGCCAACCAAATACATTCTTTTCTTTTTCTGTTTGTGATTCACGTTTTACTACATTTTTTCCGTCAAAGTCTGAATATTGATACCACAACACTTTTGCCCTTTTTGCTCCTGCAATTGTTCCTTCATCTACCGCAATACCTTCATATTTTCTTCCAAGAACACTTACTGTTACAGTATCTCCCTTTTTTATTGGGGGTGGGGGTGGTGGTTCTTTACCATAACATATTTTTGATGTAATTTGACGAGTTTTATAATCTTCTGCGTTTATTGTTAAACTTTCTAAACTTGATAAATTCTTAAAATATGAATCTTTTGTTGCCTTTTTATTTCCCTTTTTATAAGATATATTACCAGTTGTCGAATCTCTTGTAAATTGTGCTGAATTATATGTATTTACTTCTTCTATATGACTTGCTAAATTTCCTCCATTTAATGCTGCGTATCCTGTTCCTTCTGTAGTACAACCAACTTCAAAATATTTTTGTTTTAAACATTCGTTATGAGGAATACCATTTTTATCATATAATGTATCACATGGGTCTAAATTACTTTTTCCATAACATACTACGTTGTTTGGCATTGCTACATTATAATTTGAATCTCTTGTTCCTTTTTCGAAACCTTGTACAAGTGCACCTATTTCCGAATAAGATTTTATACCAGCAATTCCATCTGAGCCATACGCTTTACCCGCATCATTAACAAATGTATTTACATCTTTATTTTCATATTTAGCTAATAGTTCAAGACCTGGTGGAGTACACGCATTATTCCATAATTTTTTCATACAATCTCCAGAATGAGGACCCGAAGCATGATATGGTGTAATACACGGATGGTCCTTTAAAAATGCACCACATTTTTCTTTTGATAATAAATTTCCACTAAATCCTCCTGATGCCGGACAAACATCCGTATCATATTTTGTTACAAGCTTACCATCAATATTTTTTACAGGTAATGCTTTTCCTGTTGTTGGACACCAAGCACATAATTTTTCAGCTTCACCATATAAATCTCCACATGTTTTTACCGCATCGCATATTTCTTTATCTCTTAATTCTGAACATTTTCCCGCATCCATTGTCCATTTTCTTGGCTTACAATCTACATCTACCGCAGTATTCTTACCATCTAATGTTGCAAATGAAAATTTCTTTGTTTCAGCACAATAACCACATTTATTATTAGGTTGGTCTAATTGACTACAAGCATCTTCCGCTTGACCCGCATTCATACCATTGCACGCTCTTATATCTATATCATCCGTTGTACTTTGTATTTGTTTTTCTACAGGTTTTCCTTTAAAACTTACATTTCCATCTGGTTTCTTTACTACACCTATCCACTCAACTCCATCTTTTATTTTTTCTTCTCCTGTTACACTTGCCAAAATACCATAATTTCTGGCCTGACTTTTATTTAAATCTATCTCTTCATCTACTATTTTTTCTTTATTTTCCATTCCTTCCTTATTTATAAAATAAATTCTAATTAATACTAATAATATTGAAATTAATCCTAAAATTAATAATTTCATATATACTTTACATATAAAATTAATTTACTTAAAATCCACAACTATTTCAACTTGTTCTTTTTTAATACTTTTTGACGCAGATATTGAAAGTTCCTCTCTCTTTTTTCTCGTCTTAGTTGTTGATTTTTCTTTTCTATTTTTTGCAGTACTATTACGTCTATTCATATCATTATTAATTTGAATTAAATTCTGTTGTATATAATTTATAATTTTATTTTCTAAAGCCCATCTAAAAAAATTTAACTGTCCAATTGTTGTTTGTATATAACAATCGTTCTCATAAGGTATAGTTATTCTTTCCCATCTACAAAAAGGGTCGAATCTTCTCTTAGAATATGCTTTTAATTTTAATTTGTAATCAATATACACCTTAAATCTTTTTTCTTCACCCATTTTTTCAGTTAAAGGATATACTGTATAATACTTTTTTGAATAATTTGTAGCAAACCAATCTATCAACCTTAATGATATATTTGATTCTCCATTTATAATTGGTAATATTTTTTCCATATTTCCATCCTTTTTATAAAATTCTAATAGCTTACTTAATAATAAACCGTTTTGTGTTGCTAATTTATGAGTCATATATTATCACTTCCACTCTAATCTTTAAATAGTTATTGAATTTTCTGTTTATAATTACTATCTTGAGGTCTTAAAAATTTATCTTGATTATTTATATCTGTTACATAATTGTTATCAAATAAATAAGGGTTTATTAATCCTTGAATTATCATATCTCTACCTGCCATTCTTTGATTTGATAAGTCTTTCTTATTATTATGAACTTTTTCATGTTTATAAATCAATTCCTCCTCAATATTCTTTTCTCTCATATCTATTTTTTCTTTTTTTCGTTCAGTTTTATCATATTTCTCTTTATTTTTTGATTCCCATTTTCTTATTACATATTTTGAAAAAAAATCTTTTTTATTCATTTAAATAATATTTATTTTATCTTTTTGAAATAAAGACGCATTAATATATTATATTAAATGGTTTCCATTACAGATTTTGATAAATGTGTTATTTGTCACGAAGATTTAATAGATAATATTTATAAATTACCAGAATGCGGACATTCATTCCATACTAACTGTATTATGCATTGGTTTAGAACTGACCATAATACTTGTCCTTTGTGTCAAAATACTGGTATCAATTATAAATTTGCTTTTCATGAAGCTAATTCTTCAGGATATGCTGAAAAAAAATTGTGGGAAAGTTACTATAAAGAAGCTTGTAGATATGCTAAAAAAAAAAATTCTGATAAAGAAATAATTTCAAGAATTAAAGCCTTAAAAAAAACTATTGATAATAATAAAAATAAAAAAAAAGAGTTTAAAATATGGGCTAAAACTAATTCTAATGGAATAGATACAAATATAAAAATTTATAATAAATATGTGAACTTTCGTAGAAATAAATGGAGGATTCATAGAAATCTCTGGAAAAGAAAAGTTGCTATTGGATATTTATATTTTCATAAACATAAAAAAAATAAAATTATTATAGCAGAAAAAATACAATTATCTTAATAAATATATATATATATATATATGTTTGCTGAATTTGATGATACTATGTTTCCGAATATTCATATTAATTTAAAATTTGATAATATAAATGAAAAAGCTTTTAATGAATTTACACAAAAATGGGAATCATATGATAAACGAAATACTCCATATTCTTTTATATTTACTTATGAAGGTAGGGGATTAAATTTAACTAAATATATCAAAAGTATCGTTATATTTATTAAAAAATTAAAAAAAAGAAAAAAAATACACAATAATGTTTTTTTATCAAAAAGTATTATGGTTTGTAAAAATAATTTTACAAAATATTTATTAAAATGTATTTTTTCTTTACAAAAACCTTTAGCACCTGTATATATTATCGAAAATGAAAATTATATTACAAAATTATGTGATAATATTGCGAAACATCCAAAATTATACGATTCAACTGTATCTGCGTATTTTCCATAAAATTACATTCAAATATAAACATAACTATGAATGTTCAATATTATAACGCAACAAGGAAATTTAATGAAAATTATGAACAATTTATGATTGATGGATACAATCCTTATAACAATATATTTTTTACAAGTATTATTACCAGATTAAATAAAGTTGATGAATTAGTTAAAGATAATAATAAATTAATTATTGTAAAAAGTGGAGAATGGTTTTACAAAATAAAGACTATTCGTTATAAAGAAAAATCATTTAAAAAATCTATAAAATTTGACTATAAAATATATAATATGCCAGAGAATGTATATGTTTGTTTTATTGGTACTATTTTTGTTTAAAATTGATATAATTAATATTTAACTTATATTAATTATAAATGTCAAATCCTGAAATAACAGGTTTTTCTCTTGGAACACGACTTGCTGTATTTGGGAAATGGAATGAATCACATGGACACGATGCTGATGAATCACCAGAAATTATTAATTCTATGAAAAAGAAAAATCTTTTATTTTATGATGACCAACCTGATGAATGGGTCAATGACGAAGAAGATAATGATGATTCAACTCCAATAGAAGATATTGATTATATTAATTATTTGTGTGAGGACTGTCCATATCAATATGAAATAGGTATAATTAGTGTAAGTTATTTGTATCATGATAGGTTATTTGGTATTAAACATTTTGGAATAGAAAAATTTCAAAGAAAATGGAGAGAATATTATAAAAAAAAACAAAAAAAAATTATATTTATGAAATCTATTAAAAATCTTAAACATAGAGAAATTTATGGTAAATATCCTTTACAATTATAAATTATCCAAATGTATATACTTAAATATATTATTTCCACCCATATATCCATGATAATAACAATAAACACTTGCAACATCAAAATTTTGTGTAATAGTAACTGTTATATCTCCATAATAAAAATTTCGAGTTATTCCATTTACTACTTTTGTTAGTTTTTTATCATCATCTCCAATATATGTTATATTATCATTTAATATAGCAATTGGATGTGCTTGTGGAATATGTGTCAACTTATATACACCAAGAGATAAATTATATTTTAAATTTTCATCATAACTATCACTATTATTGAATACATATTTATTACCTCCTGATGATACAATATTTACCTTACTTACATTGTGCAAATTATATCTGTTTTTATTAATTTGTTGATTTGATGTTACATAACTTCTTCTTTTAATTGCCCTCCAATTACTTGAAGATCGTCCTACGCTACTTAACATTCCTAACATGACTGAACCATAACCTTGGGGAGTTTGATCTGTTGTTCCCATTGCTGTTCTTGTGCTTGATACTCTTTTAGGTACATAACCACTCATTATATATATATATAAAACCAATATTAAAATGTTTTAATTATTCGCATTTGTTTTGTAAATTTGAATTTTTTATCATCTAATGTTCTTCTGTTTAAATTACACTTTAAACAGCAAATTACCACATTATCTTTATTATGTCCTATAGAATTGTCTAATCTATCTAATGTCCATTGCATCTCTTCTCTGACATTTTCATAAGCCAATAAACAATTTTTTTTACAGTAATAGCATTTTAATTTTGATATGACTAACTTTTCTAAACATTCTTCATATTTTATGATTTTATTTTCATCTAAAATTTTTTTTTTTACATCCTGATTTTTATATCCATTTATTTTTCTCTCCACTTCTCGTTTTAAGAAATCAATTCCATCATAATATTCTTCAAAAAATAATTTATTTAAATATTCTATTTGAGATATTTTATCAAATACCTTTTTATTAACTATATTTTCAGTTACCTTTCTTTTTTTATTTTTTTTGTTTGTCAAACCATCTATGTTTCTTTTTCCGCTTATAATTATTTTTTTCATATATTATAATCTTATAAAAAATAGTATAGAATCAAAACAAGATATATATATATATGAGTGATGTATGTCAAGAATTGCAAAACATAAAATATCAAACAATGCTTTTAAATCATAATTCTAAAATATATGAATCTACTCCCAATACTGAAAATATTGAAATATTTTTAAGAAATGAAAAAGAATCTAATAAAAATAAACCTTGGAGTAAATTAAGTAAAGCAAGTAAATTAAAAAAAATAAATCAATATGTAATCACATACAGTCAAGAAAAAAAATTAGATGAAGAACAACGTAAAGACTTAAAAATTTATTTATTAAAATGTTTGGAAAGAAAAAAATTACAAAGACAAAAAGACGTTATTTATGATATCGAAACGAATATCATAAAATCAATTACATCTTTAATATTTAATAAAACAACAAATAAATTTACTCTTAAACGTAGTGATAAAAGAACTTCAACTCTTAAATCAATGGCACCTAAAAAAATAAAGAAAAAAAGAATCAAAAAAAATAAAATTGATACTAATTTAAACAAATAATACTATATATATTACGAAATGATTACATATTGGAATGACCTGCAAAATTTGCACGATATTCAAAATCAATTAGTTATTGAAGAAAAAAAACATAATAATTATACTGATAAGGATATTGAAGAATTTAAAGAGAGTATTTCATACTTTATTCAAGACTTTCTTGATAATAATATAAAATTATACAAAGAATATAATTTTGAAAATATAATGTGTGAATCTTTATATCAAACTATTAGTGAAACTTATTTTGGATTACTTAATCAATTAGATTCTGAATTTGATTTGGAATATAATATATTAGATGCAATAAATATTTATTTTTACAAAAATAATTCTTTTCGATCTTATTCTGGAACTGGTATTATTCAAAAAAATGATAAAAACAAAATCAAAAATTTATTAAAAAAATATGAAAATGTTGAACAACCTGAACAACTAACTAAAGAATGGTTTGAATTTCGAAAACAAGGATTATCTGCAAGTGATATATGGAAAGCTATTGATACCCAAGCTGCTAAAAATAATTTAATTTATGGTAAATGTAAAGATATTGATATGAGTAAAAAACAATCTGTTAATATACATAGTGCTTTTCATAATGGACATAAATATGAACCTTTATCAATTATGCATTACGAATTTGATTTCAATACAAATGTTGGAGAATTTGGTTGTATCAAACATGAAAAATATACTTTTCTAAGAGCTTCTCCAGATGGTATTAATATCAAAGAAGATAGTCCATTATATGGAAGATTAGTTGAAGTTAAAAATCCTATTTCAAGAAAATTAACCGGAACACCCAAAAAAGATTATTGGATTCAAATGCAATTACAAATGGAGGTTTGGAATTTAAATGAATGTGATTTCTTGGAAACTGTTTATAAAGGTTATGATAACGAAGACGATTTTAATAATGATGGTGATACATTTACAAGAACTGCTAATGGGAAAAAAAAAGGAATCATTATTCAATTCTTTTATAATGAAAAACCTTATTATGAATATGCTCCTGTAGATATATCAAAAAAAGAATTTGATGAATGGTATCATGATATTATGGAAAAAAATAAACATATGACTTGGGTTACAAATTGTTATTGGTATTTAGAAGATTATTCTTGTGTTCTTGTTCCAAGAAATAAAAAATGGTTTAAAGCTATTTATCCAGAATTTGAAGAACTTTGGAATACTATTTTAAAAGAAAGAGTAACTGGTTTTGAACATAGAAAACCAAAAAAAAGAACAAAAACAAAAAAAAAATTAACACCCAATTCTTTAACTAAATTAAAAACGGATACTAAATTATTATTTATGGATTCTAATATTAGTCCTAAAATAGATGAAAAACAAAATATTGTTATCAAAGTAAGAACAGAATCTGTTGATTTTCCTGATGATTAACCTATTAAAGAACAATAAAACCCTACTCTTCTACAATCGAATCCTGGATTACAATCTTTTTTTGTTTTACTTATATCTTTTTTTAATTTGAAATTTGGAGGATTTTCTATTTTTTGTGGATTTAATTTAGTTTCTAAATTCATTACTGTAAAATCCTCTTTATATCCTGATATTATAAAAAATACACCTAAAATCATACCTATACCTATTAATATATTTAAAATATTCATTATATAATATTATATTATAATTAATTACTTAATTATAATATTTCATATAAACTATTTAAAATATTATAACAATATTATAATACATATTATGCATCAAGAAGATACAGTCACTAAACGTAATGGAACGAAAGAAAGCATCTCATTTGATAAAATTTTAAATAGAGTTAAAAGTTTAGGAGATGGATTAAGTATTAATTTTACTTCATTAACTAAAAAAATTATTGATAGACTTTATGATGAAATACCTACTACACTTATTGACGAATTAACTGCACAACAATGTGCTTCTTTATCTACTACACATCCTCATTATGGAACATTAGCAAGCAAAATATTAATTTCAAATTGTCATAAAAATACAGAAGGAAATTTCTTACAAATATGTGAAAAATTATATCAATTTAAAGATATCCACGATAATCAAAGTTCTATTTTATCAGATAATCAAATTCAACTTATCAGAAAAAATTATAATGATTATGAAAATATGATTGATTATAATAGAGATTATCTTATTGATTATTTTGGATTTAAAACACTTGAAAGGGCTTATTTATTAAAAATAAATGGAAAAATTGTTGAAAGACCACAACATATGTGGATGAGAGTTGCTATTTGTATTCACAATGGACAATTAGATAAAGTAAAAGAGACATATGATTTTATGAGTCAAAAATATTTTACTCATGCAACCCCTACTCTTTTTAATGCTGGAACTCCAAGACCACAATTAAGTTCATGTTATCTTATTTCTATGGAAAGTGATAGTATTAGAGGAATTTATAATACTCTTGGAGACTGTGCTGCTATTTCCAAATGGGCTGGGGGAATTGGAATGCATATTCATAATGTTAGATGTTCAGGATCACATATTCGTGGTACAAATGGAACTTCAAATGGTATTGTTCCTATGTTACGAGTATTTAATAATACTGCAAGATACGTTGACCAATGCGTTTTACCAGAAACTTATATTTACACTACAGACGGTCCCAAGGAAATTCAATTTGTTGAAGCGGGAAAAACAGCCATCTTTACTACAAATGGTCCTGAAATAATTGATAATGTTTTGGAACACTCTTACACTGGTGATGTATACATTATAAATGGCGCAAACTCTTTTACCCCTCTTACTATAACTCCCGAACATCCAGTATATTGTCTTCAAAATCAAGAAAAAGGATTGAATTATAAAACAATTAAAAATAGATTAATTAAAAATATAATTAACCCTCAATGGGTTGAAGCAAAATCACTTACAACAAATGATATGCTTATTTTTAAAAAACCATCCTATATTAAAGACAATCCAAAATTTAATAATGATGATTGTTACATTTATGGTCTTCTTCTTGGTGATGGTTGTATGAGTAATAAATCAACATCTTGTTATATTTCATTACATTCAACAAATAAATCGGCGAATTTAGAATTTATTAAAAATTATTTAACAAATAATTATGTTAGATATGATATTGCAATTGAAAATAACACCACCAGAATTCGATGGAATAAGGCAATAAATCTTCCATTTAGATACACATCATTATATAATAATCAAAAAGAAAAACGTGTTCATTCAGATTGGATTAATTTACCTGATGAAAAAATTAAATATATTATTAAAGGTTTAATTGATAGTGATGGATGTAAATCTAATGAAATAACATTCGATACTACATCAAAACAATTAATAGAATCACTTAGATATATGTTACTAAGATTGGAAATACCATCTGGTGGATATATCAGAAATAGAATTGGAGAAAAACACGTTAGTAAATATGGTGACCTAATTGAAAATAAAAAAATATCTTATTGTTTAAGAATTCCAAAAACACAACTTATAGCTGATTTATTTTCTATTGAAAAAGGAACATTTACAAAATTTTTTACTCATGATAATTTAATATTTACGCGTATATCAAACATCACAAAAAATACATATGAAGGAACATTATACGATTTACAAATGAAAAAAACCCATAATTATATGATTCATAATGGTATTATACATAATGGAGGTGGCAAACGCGCCGGTTCATTTGCTATTTATCTTGAACCATGGCACGGTGATATAGAAGAATTTCTTGAAATGAAGAAAAATCACGGAGATGAAGAAGCCAGAGCCAGAGACCTTTTTTATGCTTTATGGATACCTGACCTTTTTATGAAAAGAATCGGAGAAAATGGTGATTGGACTCTCATGTGTCCTGATAAATGTCCCGGACTTAGTGATGTATATGGTGATGAATTTGATACATTATATCAAAAATATGAAAAAGAAGGTAAAGGAAATAAAACTATGAAAGCCAGAGATTTATGGTTTAAAATTCTTGATAGTCAAATTGAAACTGGAACACCTTATATGCTTTATAAAGATGCTTGTAATCAAAAATCTAATCAAAAAAATATAGGAACTATAAAGAGCTCCAATTTGTGTTGTGTTCGAGGAGATACATTATTATTAACAGATAAAGGTCATCAAACAATAGAAACTCTCAAAGATAAACCCGTTAATGTTTGGAATGGTAAAGAATTCAGCGAAGTTATAGTCAAACAAACCAACGATAATGCTGAACTATTAACGATTGAATTTTCAGATGGTGCTCAATTAACATGTACAAAATATCATAAATTCTATATTCAAACAAAATACCCAACATCAAAAGCAAAACAGGATGTTATTAAAAGTAAAAATGTAACTATTGTAGAAGCTCAGAATCTGAAACCAGATATGAAACTTATTAAATGTGAATATCCTGTTATAGATAATAAAAAAGAACTAAAATCAGCATACACTAATGGTATTTTTAGTGCTGATGGAACTTACTGTAACAATAATCAAAAAGAACGAAAATGTAAATTTAAATCTTTAAAAGGAAAATCATATTGTAAAAGACATTTAGATTATCAAAAAAATGATGAAGTCAGCGAACATTGTTGTGGAATTTCTTATACAAAAAAAGCACATATTTCATTATATGGTGAAAAGATTAAATTATTACAATATTTAGATTATCGCTCCACAGGTGAGGAAAGTAATGATAAATTAAACATTACTTTACCAGTTGATTTAAAAGATAAATTTTTCGTTCCTATGAATTATTCATTAAAAAGTAAATTGGATTGGTTTGCTGGATATTGTGACGGAGATGGAAGCATAGCAAAAAATAATACAAATCAAGCATTACAAATTTCTTGTATTCATAAAGAATTTCTTTTAAAAATAAAATTAATGTTACAAACTTGTGGGATTGCAAGTAAAGTAACTTTAAATATGAATGAAAGATTGTCTTATTTGCCCGATGGAAAAGGTGGGACGACTTATTATGAATCAAAAAAACTATGGAGATTATTAGTAGGATCAAACGATTTACAAAATTTAGTTGATTTAGGATTTTCTCCAAAACGATTGATTATTAATAAACATAAACCTCAAAGAAATGCTACACAATTTGTAAAAATATCAAAAATTATAGATAATGGGGAAATTGATAAAACTTTTTGTTTTACAGAAAAAAAGCGGCATGCGGGTATTTTTAACGGTGTAATAACATCTCAGTGTGAAATTATTGAATACAGTGATGAAAATGAAACTGCTGTTTGTAATTTAGCTTCTATTGCTCTCAGTAAATTTGTTAAGGATACTAAATCTCCTTTCACTGATGAAATTACTATTTATACTAAAAATGATTGCAAATGGTGTGATTTACTTAAAGCTTTACTTAAATGTAAATCTATCGAATTTAAACAAACTAATATAAATGTAGATGATTTTGATGAATTTACAAAAACTCATAATGTTGAAACACTTCCAATATTATACCACGGTGACAAACTAATTGGAGGATATTCAACCACGCTTAATTTACTAAGAAATACATTTGATTATGAATTACTTCACAACGTAACTAAGGTTGTTACTAATAATCTTAATAATGTTATTGATATTAATTTTTATCCTACCGATAAAACCAAAACATCTAATATGCGTCATAGACCTATCGGTATTGGAGTTCAAGGACTCGCTGATGCTCTGGCTATGATGGATATTCCCTTTCATTCAGATGAAGCTAAAAATATCAATAAACTTGTTTTTGAAACTATGTATCATGCAGCTTTAGAAATGAGTATGGAAATAGCTAAAGAAAAAGAGCCTTATTCTACCTTTCAAGGTTCTCCTGCCAGTCAAGGTATTTTACAATTTGATATGTGGAATGTTACACCATCTGATAGATATGATTGGAATGCTCTCAAAAATAATATTAAAACACATGGTATTAGGAATTCTTTATTGCTCGCTCCTATGCCTACAGCTTCTACCAGTCAAATTCTGGGAAATAATGAATGTTTTGAACCTTTTACAAGTAATATTTATGTGAGACGAACTATCGCCGGAGAATTTGTTTGTATTAATAAATTTTTATTAAAAGAGTTAATTGATTTAGATTTATGGACCGATAATATTAAAAATCAAATTATTAAACATAGTGGTTCTGTTCAAGATGTTGTAGGCATTCCAAAAGCATTGAAAGAAAAATATAAAATTGTATGGGAAATTCCTATGAAACATATTTTAGAAATGGCTGCTGATAGAGGTGCGTTTATTTGCCAAAGTCAAAGCACCAATCTTTGGATGAAAGAACCTACTTATAATAAATTAACTGCTATGCATTTTTATGCTTGGAAAAAAGGATTGAAAACTGGTATTTACTATTTAAGAACAAAAGCTAAGGCTGCTCCTCAACAATTTACTATTGAACCTGATAAAAACAACAATTTAGATGAAGATGACGAAGATTGTTTAATGTGTGGTTCATAATTTAATATTAATATATTATATATTAAATTATGGCAAGTCAAAAACAAAAAATTGCTAATATATCAAATAAATTATATGAAAAATTATTTTATGGAAAACCTTATCAGGGTGGAGAAGGTTTGCAGTTTCATACTACACCAAATCATCTAAAGCATATTACTAATTCATTGGCAAAAAAAATATTAGAATCTTCAGCAGATAAAAAACATAATATATTAACTGATATTGGACAAGTATATAGTAGTAATGGATTATCTAAACTACAAATTTGGTTTGCATTATTGAAAAAATATAAATTTAGATATAAACTAACTCAAGACGAACAATGGATATCTCCTGAAAACATAGCCAGAAAAATACCTGATTACAATAGTGGTAATATTCCCGAACAGCAGAGACGACAAATCCTTAAAAATTTCAGATATAAATTAGTTGAATTTAAACCACATAGAGCTGTAATGCCTACGAAAAGCGTACCTCACAATGTACCTTTCGATGGCAGTAAAATGGGATATATATCATGGGATACAATGATGCCAGATGAGCTTGTTTCCAGAAATCCTCCTACAAGTCCTATAACTCTTCCCGGTAATACTGGACGACCATTGACGAGTCCTATAACCACAAAACAACAACAGCAGCAAGAATTTACTTCTATAGGTTTTAAAACTCAAGGACAAGATAAAGAAACACAATTTAATATGGATTTGGGGGGAGGAAGAAAATCTAAACGACAAAGAAAATCTAAAAGAAGAAGAAAAACTAAAGGAAGAAGAAAATCTAAAAGGAAATCATCATTTAGTAAAACCAAAAAACGCCGAAAATAATTAATATAGATAATATATATATTAATTATGTCTCAAGGAGAAATTATTCGTTATAGGTGTCCTAATATTGCTTGTCCTACACGCCGCGGACAGGCTTCTTCATGGTGGGAAATAATAAATGAAACAGAATTAAGATGTCCTTTTTGTAGAGCAATATATACACGAGCTCGACTTCAACGAGAAACACAAAATCATATAAACTCGATTCGGGGAAGGCAACCAGGTCAGTGGCCACAAGAAACAAGAAGAAGTTATTGTTCTCGGTGTAATAGACAAACGATGACATTATATGGACAAAATTCAAGTGGTCAAACTACTGCTACCTGCACAGAATGTAATCCCCCTTCCCCACCACGTCCAGTTACAGTAGGTAGTTTGTCTAATATGTCTCAAGATCAAAGTCCGTCCTCTCCCGTTCTCTTCGGAGATTATTCTCCGCCGTCATCTCCTCTGCGTGCATCCCAATCTCCTGATAGAGCAAATGAATTAACACAACCAGTTGATGATGATTCTCTATCGTCCCCACCGTCCTCTCCTGAAGGACTATCCAGCGGCGAGCGAGCTATTCGTAGAGGTCCCAGAGGAGTCGCCGAATCACGTTTAGCATTGAGAAGAAACGCCCCTCCTGCTGCTCGAACCCTCTCATCCCGCCTTTCTCTCGTCGATTCGTCCTTACAACCTCCTCAGCAGGGGGTGAGAGCGACACCCTTGGAGAGACGACGGGCGGCCATACAAGATATAAATAGAGCTGTAGGTTACAGAGTTCCTGCCCGACGAGCTCAGACCCCACTGACGTTTAATTCGCCGCCGCGCGCAGCTCAGAGCGATTTAGCTGGGTTGTGGTCGAATGCTCGCAGCTTGTCCGTGGGGGTCGTGGGACATCAGCGCGAACAACAGTTCCTGGCACTTCAACCATCTGATGTGTCGTGGCTTGTCAGTTCAGGTGTCACCCCTGGGCGGTTTCTCAGTATAGGACAGGGTCCCTATTGGGATAGTGTACTGAGATTGAGGAGGGAGAATAGGGAGGGTAAAACAGAGACGGAAGCTCGTGAGGAGAAAGTTGATGAGAACCCCGAAATTAATAAACTGAAGAAAAAAATAAATAACGCTAAAAAAAAATCTACTTCTCAACCGGCAGTAAGACATCTTTTATTTGAAGATAGTAAACATTCCAAACCGAAAAAACCCAAAGAAGCTTATGATGTGTATGTAGGTAACGCACCAATAACAGAACTATTAAAGGATAAGGACGAAGACGGTGACCCTCAGAATAATATTATACTACAACGTGATACAAAACCTTTTAATGCTGTTGCACTCCCAAAAGATTATTTAAAAAATATACTTACAACTAATAGTTATTTTAATCAAACTAAGTATCAATGCAAAAATAATATTACTGACTCTCTTGATGTTACTGAGGATAATATTGTCTTTGATAAGGCAAATAGAGAAACCTATCAATTTATAAATGGCAAGGCATTAAATATTCATGATGGTATATTTTTACGCACTCAATTACTTTCTATGCTAAACTCGCAAAAAAAACATTTTTTGTATCATGTTCATAAAAATATTAATATAACACCAATTGCATCTGCTGATAAAGTAAGATGGTTTTCTCCTCCAAAAAAAATAAAAGGTTGGACAGATAATATTCCAGATTGGAATTCTTATGAGCAAGGTACTGCATTAAATGAAGCACATATGGAAGTTGGTGATATGGTGAGTGCTGATCATTGTCAAAAAGGGTTCTCTAATTTTCTTATTACTATAGCACCTCTGAAAAAACGTAGAACAGCACAATTTTATAGTAAAAGAACTAAAACAAAGAAAAGTGGTGGTAGGCGAAAAGGTGGCAAACGAAAAACTAAAAAGAAAAAAAAGAAACGTAAAAGGAAAAAGAAAAAAAAAACTCGCAAAAAAAACTAACTTACATAGAATATCTATAGAGATATTGTGTTTTATTACAATATTTTTATTTTCTCTTATATTTTTCAACTCCCTTAAAAATTATTTGGAGAGAAATTTACCTTTACCTTTATAAAAAAAATTAAAAAAATAAATATTAATAATTCTCATATTTATTTTTTGATTGTATAATTAAAGCCCGCATTTTTCATTATAATAATTATAAAATGTCTTATGAGTAGTTTCATCTACAATATCTTCATTATATACCATTTTATAGAAACATCTGAAGCAAGCTAATACATCAATTAGAGAATTGTGTAAATTCGATGGTTCTGTTTTAAATAATTCCTTATGAAGTTCAACAAGCTTTGGAGCTTTTTGGTATGTTCCAGTGTTGAATTTACTTTTACGTTGAATATTTGTAAATTTTTTACCATATAACATAGTACAGTATTCAATCTTTCGGTGTCTTCCTAACCAATTAATAGGTTGATTTCTGTGATATTCGGCTTGAATAACTCGATTATCAAAATCCAAATTGTGTGCTACTAATATATTACATTTCATCCAATCTCTTGTAAATTCTTTTAATACTTTATTTATGTCAACTCCCTCTGCCAACATTTTTTCATTTGTAATTCCGTGAATCCTTATACATTCTTCAGGAATAGTTACACCATCAGGCAATTTAACTATATAATCTCTTGTATATAATTTTTCTGTTTTATCATCAAATACAAGCCAACTCATTTGACAAATATAAGGATATAACTCACTCTTTGAAGGATGAGCCTTTCTAAATTTAGGCAAACCTGTAGTTTCAGTATCAAAGACGATAAATCGCATTTTGTTAATACTTATATTTATAAATTTTTTTTTAAATTCAATTTTTATATTATTTAATGGATTGGAATTTCAAAACTTGGTAGAGTAATCATAATTTTTTGATTTTCATTATCAATACCATCCAAATTATTAACACTATTACGCATATTATCTAATATATTATTATGCGCTTTTCTAACATTTAAAATTAATTTATCATATGGATTATTAAATGCTCTTATTGTAAAATTAAAACAATCTTTCTCTTTTAATACTCTCGCACATTGATTAACTAATTGCCAAGGCATATTAAAATAAGAATATCTTGATACATATGGAGGAATATCATATAGAGTAGGAAATGGATTTTTTAAACCATTCATATCTTTTTCTATTTTTTGACTGGAAAATTCTTTTTCAACTTTAAATAAAACAAATAATGCAGATTTATTTGTAATATAAAATTTATTAAACCAACTTGATTGTATAAATTGCCCGAGAATTATATTTTTATTTTTATCTTTTAAAAGAAGAAATCTTCTTGGTTGAACGTACCAAATTTTTTCTTCATTTGAATAATACCCAAATAAATATTTATACCCGTTATCTTCCATATAATAATTAATATATATATTGTATTTAATATAATATTCAATTTTATTTAGGTTATTTAAAATTTTCATTTACTGCCGACGAAGCACAAATACCAAACGATTTTCTATGCCAAGGGCTTATACCATATTTCTTTATTCCTTCCATATGTCTTTTGGAACCATATCCTTTATTTGATTTAATTTCATAATATTCATCTAATAATGGATATTTTTCACACATTTCTTCGATATATTTATCTCTTGATACTTTTGCTAATATAGACGCCGCTGCTATAGGTGTATATTTATTATCTCCCTTTACTACCGTTGTATATGATATATAATCATCATCTCTATACATACAAGGTTTAAAATAATTACCATCTACCAATAAATGGTCTGGTTTTACCAATAATTTTCTTACTGCTTCATGCATAGCTGTATAATTCGAAGCAAATATATTATGCTTATCAATATATTTTTCATCTTTATATTCTACTACCCAATCTATTGCATTTTCCTTAATATAATCAAAGGCATACAATCTTTTTTTTTCACTTAATTTCTTACTATCTCTCATTAAAGAATGTTCATAACTATCATCTTGAGGAATTATTACCGCAGCAACATATACTCTACCAAACATAGGACCTCTTCCAGCTTCATCCAATCCTACTTCTAATTCTCCTTCATTCATATAATTCAGCATTTTATATGTATTATCATATACTATATTTTAAATCAATTTAAAAATGTAAATAGTATAATACTTATATTTATGTATCTTTGGATAGTCATAGTTGGAGGATTTTTTTCCTTTTTCGCTTCTGGAGGTATTGGTGCAAACGATGCTGCGAATGCCTTTGCCACATCTGTAGGATCAAAGGCATTAACTATAAAACAAGCTGTTGTTTTAGCTGCTATTTTTGAGACCAGTGGAGCTGTTTTAATGGGAAGTCATGTTACTAATACTATTAGAAAAGGTATCGCTGATTATCAGTGTTTTGAAGATGACCCTTATTTACTTATGTATGGATGTTTATGGGTTATTTTTTCAGTAGGCTGTTGGTTATTTTTGGCCAGTTATTTAGAAATGCCCGTATCAACCACTCACTCCTGTGTTGGAGGAATGATTGGAATGGCGATGATATTAAAGGGTAATGATTGTGTTATTTGGTATAAACCTGTTGAAACTTTCCCATATGTTGGAGGAGTTGGTGGTATTGTTGTTTCTTGGATTTTATCTCCAATATTTTCAGCTATTATTGCTATGGTTTTATTTTCTGTTACACGAGCATCAGTACTAAGAAAAGATTTCAATTCAAATAGAATTAACTTTGCATATCCTATTCTAATTGGTTCTACTATGACAATTAATACTTTCTTTATTATTTATAAAGGTGCTAAGGGGTTAGGATTAGATAAAACTCCATTGGGGGTTGCGTTTGGTGCTGCGTTTGGTATTGGAGGTCTTAGTGCGTTGATTACTATACCAATTGTTCCAAAATTAAAAAAATATGTTCAGGATAAATTTGGCGACAATCACAAAACTACAAATATAGAATTGGAAAATAAATTAGAAACTAATCAAATTGAATTTAATATTAAAGGAGAACAGGAATTACAAAGAGTCACTAATATACACAATAATGCTGAAAAATTTGATAATAGAACTGAAGGAATCTTTAAATATTTACAAATTTTTACTGCTGTTTGTGATGCTTTTAGTCATGGTGCGAATGATGTGGCTAACGCAATAGGTCCTTTTGTTACAATTTACACTATTTATGACTCAGGCGGAGTATTAGATAAAAACGCAGATATGGGACAAGATGCTTATTGGATTTTAGCCTTAGGTGGTGTTGGAATTGCGTCGGGACTTTTTATATATGGTAAAAAAATTACATATGCTATTGGTGAAAAATTAGTTAAAATTACTCCATCCAGAGGCGTTGCTATTGAACTAAGTTCCGCATTAGTTGTTATTACTGGAAGTAGATTAAAAATACCACTTTCTACTACACACTGTCAAGTTGGTGCTACTATTGGAGTAGGATTATTAGAAGATAAAAATTGTTCTGGTATTAATTGTAAAGTATTTGGTAAAACCGCATTAGGATGGGTTATTACTTGTGTTATTGTTGGAATAACTTCCGCAATTTTAGTAGCTCAAGGTGCTTATGCCCCATCTGTTTATAATCCAATTTGTGATATTACTAATACAACGATGTAGATTCATCTTCCTCTATAATTGTTGATAATTTAGATTCTACCATTGTTAGTGTTATATTTGAAAGTTCTGTTTCATAATTTATGTCTCGCACTGTATTATATTCTTTCTTAATTCTGTTTATTTTCATCTTTCTTTTTATATATTCATCTTCACATATTTTTCCTAATATTAAAGAACTATAACAGCAATAAAAAGAACCTAAACAATAACAACAACACGTCGCCATAATATATTATAAAGTTAATATATTATGTTTCAATTATCCAATAGAGCCAACACACATTGAGTAATATAATCTATTTATGAAATATAACATCAATGGTTGTGTAATAAGTATAACACAATCTGTTAATTTTATGCCATTCTTTTTACTAAAACATTTCACAAGGAGGGTTACTGTTGTAATTACAAATATAACAAAGAAAAAGATTGACAACAAATAAAAATAATCACAATATTGAGCTCCTAAAGGTTCAAATAAACTTTTGATATCCATTATATAAATTAAATAGAAAAAAATATTAAGCTTTATTAATTACTTCTCCTTTTGAATTTCTTACTGGATTTGAAACACATTCACATACTGACGCTTCTCCATTATTACCCGATACTGTTTTAGTATTTACATTCGTTACTGCTCTTCTTGCTATTGCTCTACGCGCAAATGCGTTTGTTGAACCTACACTTGTTTGAGGATTTGCTCTCGGAAAACCCTTACCTTGTCCATATACATAAGAACCACTTCCATATGCGTTTGCTAACATTAAAAAATTATTACTTATTGTTCTTCTTGCTTTTTGAGATGAACCAGATGTTGCATTATTTTTTATTGTTGGACCACTGTTTTCTACCCCTTTCGCAGAATTTATTGCTGATGCTTGTGATTTACTTACAGATGATGGTAAGGACGCAAAACGATTATATCCTGTTCTACCTCCACCTACCCTTCCATGTGTTAAAGATCTATATGGCATTTATAATTTAATAAGATAAAAATTTTTTCATAACTTAATTTATATAACTATGAAATTTAAATTAACAAAACTTAGATTATTTTTAATTATTATTACTGCTATCGTTTTATCCACTTTAGGATTTACTATTAAAGAACACTTTACTGGCACTGCTGATGATGCTATTGACAATGCAAAAGAAAGAAGAACAGGACCAGGAAGACTCGCAAGTTTAGCAGAAGGTAACAAATATGACCCATTTAGAAATGAACCAGGTGACGGAATTATGACTAATAATAGGGTTGATCCATTTCTTGATAATGATTACAGTAAAACTATTGCTGGTCTTGAAGAAGATGTTGTTCGAGATAAAGGTTCAAGGCAAAGAGATGCTGCTTCTGCAAAATCTGCGGGTATCGATCTTTCCAAATATATTTTAAAATCTGAAATTGTTCCACCAGTCTGTCCTAAATGTCCTGACTCAAGAAGTTGTCCAAGACAAAAACCTTGCCCACCTTGTCCTCCTCCAGGAAGATGCCCTGAAGCTTCTTTTGAATGTAAGAAAGTTCCCAACCATAATGCTATGAATGTTAATGGAACTGGTCCGGGGGGAACCGGTGAAGTAGATAGTGGATTTGATAACGGAAGTGGAAATTCTATGTCTGGCGGCTCATCTTCTGGTGCCTCCTCTGGAGGTAGTTATGGAACACCTGGAAATCCTTCAAGTGAATTACCTATGCCTCAATTAAATAGTTTCGCAAAATTTAATTAAACTTTAGAAATAAGTATATTTATTTATAAATAAATATTTAAATATATTATATGTTCTCCGGAATGTCACTTTTTCAAAGGAGGGTAAATCCCAATGCCCTTAGAGAAGCTAATTTAAAAAAAGAACAAGAGAGACTTGCTGCGGAAAAATCTGCCGCGAAAAAAGCTTTTGCAGAGAAACTTGTTGCAGAAAAAGCTGCTGCGGAAAAAGCTGCTGCGGAGAGACTTGCACGAGATGTAGCTGCTGCTGAGAAAGCCGCTGCTGAGAAAGCTGCTGCTGAGAAAGCTGCTGCGGAGAAAGCCGTTGCGGAGAAAGCCGCTGCAGAGGCAAAGGCTGCCGCTGAAAAAGCCGCGACAGAGAAAGCAGCCGCAGAGAAAGCCGCTTCTGAGAAAGCCGCCGCAGAGAAAGCAGCCGCAGAG